ACATAGATCATGGATGAAATTCTGAAGTATTTATAAATAAAGCATACAATAAAAACTCCATCGCAAAAGACTGAATGTATCGGGATACCGAATGATTCAGAAAGATGGAGTGGCTATTGAAATGTTACCGGACGACTGGAAACGAACCGGGCATGTTATTTAGACATGTGACTTTTTCGCAGAAAAAGTCTTTTCTTGGTCTAACATTTCTAGATAGTTCACATTTACATATTGACTATATAATGGCTCATCATGGATCATGGCATTTTGAAAGAATTGATCGACATCTTCATAGTTTTTATCATCCATCGATATATAGAATAAATCATCCTCATATTTGGCTTCGATAATATAATCTTCTCCATTGATTTCTAAGGCGAGTTTACAAGGCTTTTGTAAAACATAATATAGATCAAATAGATCCATATAGTCTGAATCAAATTGAATCAAAGAATATAAGTCGAGTACGATATGTTTAATGATTGTTAGATCACCAAAGAAGTCCGAATAGATCAATCTTTGCGACTGGAATTCCTTCGCAATCAATAATAATTGAATGGCTTGATCTTCGTTGCCTTCTTCTACATAGATCTTTGCAAGCCTAGAATAGATTTCGGGAACAGGATCAAACGTATTCGTTGCTCCTTGAAGTAAAGGATATAAACTCTTAATGATTTGTACATACTTTGGATAATCTTTTTGTACATAATAGCCATTCTTATACATATCCGCCAATTTATAGGCTGCCACAATATTTCCTTGATCACTCGCAAGTTTATAGTAGTGAAAGGCCTTCTCATAATCGGGTTGTCCTACACGTCCATAATAGTAAATGTAGCCTAAACATTCATAGGCATCTACATAGTTTAATTTAGCGGCCATTAAATAATAGTTTTCCGCAAGATCAAACTGTTTTTGTCCATAATACCAGCCACCCAGTTCCACCATATATTCTGGATTGTTTGTTTCTTGAATTAAAAATTCTAGGGCATTTATAAATTGGATATCATCTTCGTATTGGGGATGCACCAAATCATAATAATCATCTAGAACTTGTTTTGCACTTTCGATTGTGAATGTCATACTATCTAAACCTTCTTTATTTCTTTCTTTAATTTCTTGTATTCCATCTCTAAAATAGGAATAAATGTCTTATTGACCTCTTTATTCCGTGATTTCTTGCTTAAGAAACCCTCCAACATATCTTTTATGCCTAGTAGTGTCAATTCATCTTCTACATAATAATATTTTGGAGAATATTGCCAAATTGAATAATTATCATTATACATTTCTTCTAGCTTTGTACAATAGGGGCGTTTGCGATAATTAAATAAATATACAATTTCTTCATCTGTGTTGATATCCCTTAATATGGTTCCTAGTGGATAATAATTGTAGTATTGTACATTTCTAGAAACGTAAACATCTTCTTTTAGTTTCAACACTTCTTTGTTTTCTTTCTTTAACTGTTTATTCACATAACGATTCACATTCGTGTTAAAAATATATTTTAAACTATGTGGATTCGGCTCGATTTTTCTTTCTATATCTGTATTGATGAATAGATTTAAACCTTTTAATTCGATATCACCATTTGTATTTGAACACACATATCCATATATTTTATCACCTTGAATTTTTGATAGAAAGTAAAGGGAAGTATTATATTCCACTATATCTCCTATTTCAAATGTAAATTCAATGTTTTCAAATAAATCAATATGATGTACATCACTATTTTTCAATAATTGAATCTTTCTTTGGATTTGAATCAAATCTTTGCTTGAGACTTGTTTTAAAATTCCTTTGATATTCTGGATGGGAATTCGATACACATTGTTTAAATATAGATAGGAATCGCTAAAAGCACCTGTTTTCTTATCTTTATGTCCATCTTTTAAAGTATATTGAATCTTTGGATTCTTTTTCTTTGTGCTTCCCACATACCCATACAAATAGTCTTTGTCCTTTTTGATGATCAAATAGGGTCGAATACGATGGGGGTGATTGATATCCACCAAATTGTCTTCGCAGACTGGCATACGACAAAAGACAAGATATCCAGGCTGAATGGTTTGAAATAATTCGTATTGTTCATCCAAATAATTGGTAGATTTTGCGACATACGTTTGTTTCATCTTTTTTGGCGGATTTAAATCCTTCTTTTGTTTCATCTTTTTTGGTGGATTTAAATATTTCTTTTGTTTGATCTCAATTGGTTTTTCACGATGAAATAATCGCATAAAAAATTCTATGATTCGCATACTTCTTCCTCTTAGGTATAATTCTAACACATAGGTTCAAATTTTTTCGATATCATACTATAATAATTATAACAATCTTAAGGAGAAATAAACATATTGCCGAAGCATTCGCTTTGGCTTCTCATTGGATTGAAAAAAGGGTGCGATGAATCCCTTTGAAGATATATAAAGGAGGAGTTTTTTTGGTGCGCTTATTGGAACACGCAAATCGTTATAGTAAAGAAAAGGTTTTTGATTGTTATAAAAGAACATGTCAAAACGATTATTGGGACTATGATTCCATGACAAGAAAAGAAATGTTAGAACGCATGATTGAAACCTATACCCCTGAGTATTTAGTTTCTATTTGCACAACATGGGAATTAAAGGCATTAAGAAGATTATTACGTAACCAAGACTTAGAAGACGATCGTTATCGTTTTGAAAAACATGCATTAAGCTCTAAGTTTTTATATTTTGATAAAGAATTACCTGAAGAATTCAAAAAGAATGTCAAATTAGCTGTTAAAGATATTGATTTAGATCAGAAGGCAGAAAAAGATGAACCCAGCTTAGTCATTCTTGGAATTATACGTGCCTTTGGCATCATTGAACCATCTTTGATTCAAGCTGTATGTAGTGCTTGTGCATACGATTATAAAGCCATTATTAATGGGGAACTCTTCAATTTCTGGGCGTATTTAAAAGAAGACTATGAATTAATTGATCATAGTTTAGCCAATGAATATGTATATTGGGATTATAAAGATCTATTGTATAACATTCGCAATTGTCGTGTTGAACGCGAAAGATTCGAACCAAAATTCTTAGATCGAGACAGCTACATTTCTATCTTTTATCATGGTTTTGATGCGACAAATCCAGATATTAAAAAATTTTTTACAGCTGTTAAAAAAGAAGTGCCGGACATCACAAAGTTTAAAGATGAATTGTTCAATAATTTGCTTCGTGGTACTGTGAATGAAGAAAAGATCGATTTAATTCCATTCTTTAATGGATTCTCAGATTCTTTGACAAAGCGCTATCGCAAAGCTGTTGTACAAATTTCATTACCAAATTATTATGGACTAAGTATGAAAGGCTACAACCAAGCACATGAACATGTATCTTTTAATGATAAGCTTCGTGCTCTAAATGAGAAACAAACGTATGCTTATTTAGATCAAAAAGATACACGCCTATTCTATAAGTTATATTTTAGCGTCTTAGATTATGTGAATGCTTTGGAACAAATTATCCCAAATAAGAAAATTGATCCCTATAATTATATTGAACCCGATGAATTGGTCAATCTAATCGAGGTGTTCTGGAAAGCAAAAGATCGTTTTATTGATGGCTATGTTCAAAAGAATCCTTTGAATCTAACATATCGTAATTTGAATATTATAAAAGATTTTAAATATGGCATGCGCAAAAACTTTTTATTGGCTGTCTATGAAAAGAACTATACAGTATTAAATGATGAAGGTATCAACTATATGGTCAAGGGTCTAAATGAAAACTTAGATAAATTTATTCCGGCCGAAAAAACACCTATGTTGATTCAAACTGCTATTATGCCATTTAATGGGATGATCATCTATGATGGTTTTATTTCAACGGCCGATATGCAGCTTAGTCAAGAACTCGTTTCAAAGGCATTTGAAGATTATAGTTACGGACAAAAGATTTACTCGTTGTTGCCAAAAAATATGAATTAAAAGGAGTATTATGAGCTCGTTAATACAAGAAATCAATCATTATCGAAAAGAAGTTGTGTGCAGTCAATTTTTTCGGATATGTTTTCCGGATGATGTGATTTATGAAAAAATTACTCGTAAACAAATGGTTGAGCTAATTATTCAACAATATACACCAGAAAATATTGTAGATGTTTGTACAGTAAAAGAACTAAAACTTTTAAAACGAATCGTTGAAAACAATTATAAAGAAGTGGATGTTCATAGTATGCCATTTGAAAAGGTGGCGCTTTATCGAAAATATTTATTATTTGAAAATGAAATTCCAGATGAGCTGAAGGAAAGTGTAACAGAAGCTTTAAAATTTGTGGATTTTGATCAAAAAGAAAAACAAGATGAACCTTTACTTTGTTTAATTGGATTTATTCGCAGTTGTGGAGCTATTGATCCCATGGTTGTTCAAAGGCAAGCACAAAAGTATGGCTTGGATCTTAGAAATTTGGAAACCAATCCATTATTTAATTTCTGGACATACTATACATTTGATTATTTGATGCCAGATGATACTTATGGAGAAGCTATATTATATTATGATTCAATTCCATATATGGATGTCATCGCAAATACGCGTCTAGATTATGAATTGATGGCTCCTGTGTTTTTAAAACCAGAAAGCTATCTGTCTATTTTCTATAATGGGTATGATGATACAGATCCAGATGTTCATGCGTTATTTGATCATTTAAAAAAGAGTGAAGATGTATTTGATTTTCTAAAAATGGAACGCATTCTTGAATGTATTGAATCATGTCGTATGACTGAACATTTGATTACAATTTTTCCAAAATTAGAACAATTTGATTCGAAAACAAAAGAATTATTCAAAAAAGCTATATATAAAATGCCGATGCCATATTTAACAGGCATGACATTGCAGCGTTATCCGTCAAAATGAAAAGGTAGAAATCTTAAAACTTGATTTCTACCTTTTTTCTATAGTTTTAATTGTTGTCTACTACAATCTTACCAGATTGAATGACTTTATTAATTTTTCTTACGTTTGAAATGTTCTCTAATGGATTTTCATTTAGACAAACTAAATCAGCCTGTTTACCAACTTCAATCGAACCATAGTCCTTTTCAACTCCAACACATCTTGCGGAATTGATCGTGGCCATCTTTAAGATATCCATGTTTGAAATATCAAGTCGAGCCAAAAGCTCCATTTCATAAGCTGTATTTGAATGATAATTAAATGGCGTTCCTGCATCTGTGCCTAAGGCAATCTGAATACCTTTTTCATAAGCTTTTTTAACACTTTCAACATGGGCATCCTTGACTTTTAACGTCTTGTCTACGGCATACTTAGCTACCCCGTTTTCTACACCCTTATCAATAATGCATTGGGGAGCACAAAGGGTAGGAACTAAGAATGTGTTTTGTTCTTTCATACGTTCAAGACATTCATCATCTAAAAAACAACCATGTTCTATAGAATCAATACCTGCATATAAGGCGTTTTTAATACCTTGCAAGCCTTGGGCATGCGTAGCTGTTTTTCTTCCTGCTTTATGGGCTTCTTCAATCATGACCTTCATTTCATCTACAGTAAACTGAGCATTACCAGGTTCAACCCCTTTGGTCATAACACCACCTGTCGCCATTATTTTAATTAAGTCTACACCACTTCTTAGCTGAGTACGAACGGCTTTTAAACATGCATCTTTTCCATCGGCTTCAATGCCTTCTTGCCATCCATGACCGCCTGTCATACAAATGACTTTACCTGCACAATACATATGAGGTCCTTCAATCACATGATTTTCAATAGCTTCTTTAATTTGAAGGTCATAGTTTTCTTCCGTACCCACAACACGAATAAAAGTAACGCCAGATTCTAGATATTCTTTGCAGTGTTTTTGGGCATAGAAAGCTTTTTCCATCAAGGTAAATTCTTTATTTGCGCCAAAACCAACCGGTTATATACTAATAGTACACCACTTTAAGATCATGTCCATCAAAGTAAATTCGGTCTACATATTTTCTCCAGAATGCGCGCTTATTTTCTGGATTTAGCTTTGAGTAAAGTTCTTTTACATCTATATCATGTAATTCAAGTAGTTTGTTTGATTTAGGTTTAATCTCTTGTTTAATTGCTTCAATCTCGTCTTGTAGTTGCTTATATTTTGTATCAAACTCTTCTTTAGTCAATACACCATCAACATACAAGTCTTTTAAACGTGATATTTTAGCTTCAGTATTTGCTTTCTTATTTTGTAGTTTAACTTCATCAGTGTTCTCATGTTTAAGAGATGCAGATAGCATTTCATCACATTTCTTAACCATATCTTCTAGCAAATAAGCTTCAACTTTTCTTTCAGAAATAGAATGACTCATGTCGCATGTTCTATAACCACAATAAGCTTGACATCTGTAATAGTTTGTTATACTTATATCTTTCCATTTTTTATAGAATCCACCCATTCTCCTACCGCAATGTGAGCAAGTTAATAATCCTGTAAAAAGATACACATGGTTTGTTCTATTACTTTTTACATTTTTCTTTAGAAGTTTTTGAATCTTATCAAATTCTTCTTCTGAAATAATAGGCTCACAATAATGGTCATTTAATCCGCTTGGGTGTTTTCCACAATAAAATGTACTTGTCAAACGAGATCCTTTAATAGTGCTATATTCCATAGTTTGCTCTGGGTGTTTGGCATTCCACCATTTACATGTACCTACTATTGATTGATGCTTTAAAAAGTAGTCAAACATTTCTCTGATCCAAACAGATTTAACTGGATCTAAAACAAGATGTTTATCTTTAATCATATACCCAACAGGAACTTTTCCAGTACATACTTCGCCTTGCTTAATCTTATATTCAAACACATCATTAATACGTTCTGAAACTTTCTCTCGTTCACGTTGAGCTAGTGATAATTTCAAGTTGAAGATAAACTTACCATCTGCAGTGGAAGTATCAATGTCATCTTCATTAATTGCTTTGATTGATACATCTTTCTTAGTAAGTTCCTTAATAACTATATTTGCATCCAACAAGTTACGACTAAATCTATCAAGTTTAGTGAATAAAATAATGTCACCTGGCTTAGCTTCTTCAATCATATTTTGGAATGCTTTACGTTTGGTTATTGAACCTCCTGAGATACCTTCATCTGAGTAGATATTTCTGATTTTCAGATTATTTTCTGAACAATACTGCTTAAGACTCTCTAGTTGCGCATCTAGAGACATACCGAATTTTACTTGATCTTCTTTGGACACTCTTGTATAAAGTAGTGCTTCCATATATTACCTCCTATGCAAGTATTATAGCATATTCGCGTAATATACACCCTATATAATGGAGAATGAAGCAGTAAATTGTATTTAATTTATTGACTAAATACTACAATAAGGACCAGAAGACTTATGTAGGGATTAAATATAGCAATATATTTGATTAAAAACGGATTTGAAGCCGAGATGTAGGTGGAGACTGAAGCAATCCTACCATTCTCTTTTTCTTTTAGACGCGAAAATTACTACTCATATTATGCAAGGATACAAAGGAGGATATGAGATATGAAAAAGATTATTGTAGCTTTGTGTATGACATGTGGATTGTCAGGTATTGGTTTATTAGGATGTATAAATAGAATTAATGGACTAGAAAACGAATGTCAAGCTTTAAGAAATGACAACATGAAATATATTAATGAAATTAATTATAGTCATGAGTTATTAAATGAGGTTTACAGTAGTAATAAAGAGTTCGTTAATTCATATTTAGATTCATTCAGAGACGATGGACAAGGTAATCCAACAGGTATTATATACACTGGCGAATTTGAATGGACAGATTTCGGATCAAATTAACTTGCGAAGGAATAGCAAACGCTATTCTTTTTTCGTGTCTAATACATTCTCTTTAATGGAAAATAGTAGAAAAGGAGGACAATGCAAATGAGTAAAATTGGAGAAATGGATAAACTACTATTACTATTGGGATTATTTATGATAGGTGGATCGGTAAATATATTAATAAAATCTGAAACACTATCATTCTTAATGTCAATGGGTGGAATAGTAGTGCTATCAACATATTTAATGTTGTTTATTGCAAAATCTATCCCAGACAAAAATTCCAAAGGAGAGTCTTAACAAAGGCTCTTTTCTTTTTATATTTACAAAGGAGGACAATCATATGAAAAGAAATTTGAAGAAGCATCTACCTGTCATTTTATTAATTGCAGGGATTGGAACAGAAGCAGTTGCAGTAATTACAGCTGTGCAGAAAGGAGAACTTATTTGTAAAACGCTCAAGAATGAAGAAACTACAAAGCAAGAAAAAGCAGTAGAGTTAGTTAAACAGTCTTGGTTACCGGTTAGTATGACTGCTGTATCAATGACTAGTTATATTTGTATGTTCTGTTTGCAAAAGAATGAGATTAAAGGACTTACAGCAGCACTTACAACATCTTTTGCACAGTATGAGATCTTAAGACAAGCATTTAAAGATAGATATTCAGAGGAGGAAATAGATGAAATGGAAACACCAAAATTTGATCCAGAGGTAAAAGAATTAAAGTCAGAACAAAAAGGATTCTGGTATATTAATTGCCCATATTATAGAGATGATGATCCGGTTTACAATAAAGCTATAATTGATGATATTTCTAGAAGCTTAGATGCAAAGATGAATAAACAGGAATACTTATTAATTAATGATATTTTAGAAGCATTTGATCTTGATACTACTCCAGAAGGTAAAGTATTAGGTTGGAGTAAAGAGCATTGGACTGGCTTAAAAGTAAGAGAGATCATTAGTGGACAAAATATGAATACTGATGAACTAGAATATGAATTATGGATCTCATGGCCTCAAGTGGAGATGATTCTATGATTAATAAAGACAAAGAATTAATGCGAAGAGAACATGAAGAAGTAATCGGTAACAGTATTTATCCTGATATTTTTAAAGAATCTGATCAATACAATCATTTAACTTTAATTGAAAAGTGGAGAGAATATTCTTTAGCTTTTATTAATAAAAAATTTGATAAAGATTTGTATGATATTTTGCAAACTTTACATCAAATCGTTTGGTATCCTAGTGCTTATCAAATGTCAGTAGAAGAAGAACTTGTAAATGAAATATCTGATGAAAAAAGTAGATTCTTTGACATTCCATTTGCAACAATTACTGCAGCTGATGTTATTACATATTTTGCATGTGAAATTGCGATTAATGTCGGTAAAACAATTTCAATGGCTAGTGCATGTGAGATATTATTAAGGAATTTAGGCGTTTATCCTAATCCAGGTGATGATTACATTATTAAAAAAGCATGGAACGATTTCTGTAGATCAAATGAATTACCGTTCAAGACCACAATATTTGATCAGTCCTACTATGATATTTGCAGTAATGTGCATATTGATGGTACGTATAACATTCCAAGTTGGACAGAACAATGTAAAATGTATGCTTCTATCCTATATCCTGGTGGTTGGAATCTAGATAAATAAATTCGCGAATTTTCAAGCTCCTATAACGAGAACAATTAGGAGGTATATTTATGAAGATTTCATTTAATGCAAAGATCAACAGTATATTTGCAATTGGTGGTATTTTTTTGGCATTGAGTATGGTGTATTCAAAGGGTAGAAGTGACTTAATTGAACAAATATATTCTTTGAAGCAGGATTCAGAACCTGAAAAGAAGACGGCAATGCCTAGAGCAAAGAAGAAAACCACTACAAGTAAATAATACGCGATACTAACAGCCCCTTTAATGGACATATTAAATAAATTAAAGGAGGTATGAATATGTTGACATTATTTGATTTAATTATTTTTGGAATTTTATTAATTCTAGGTAATTTAGCGATTATGGTATTGGGACTAAATTATGTGATGTCTGAAGACTATATGCGAAAAATTATGGTGAATTCAATGAATTCTATGAAGTATATCGATTATGCTGACTATGTGACAGGAAACAAATTATTTAATGATGACAAAGAAGATGAGGCTTAGCAAAGTCTCTTTTCTTTTCGTGTCGAAAACATATTGTTATATGGATAGTATAACAAATAGGAGGATATGGATATGAACAACGTATTATTAATTAACAGTGCTTGTGATTTGATTTTGTTACTAGGTACAGCTATGTGTTGTATTATGGTGGGATATGAAATAGGATCTCACAAGAAAACACATATTGTATGGGGGCATAGAAGATACAAGGATGTTAAAAATGCAAAAGTTACATTTATTAATGTTGACGATCTAAAAGAAGAGTCTAAAAAATAGGCTCTTTTCTTTTTCGTGTGAAAATCAAGCTATATTATGCGAATAAGTAAAGGAGGACAATGAAATGAACCAAATTAACGAAACAAAAGACTTATTGCACGAGCAGGTACAGGATGCCTTAAATGGTATTGATGTAACTGATATTGCTAGTGAGGAATCAGCAAAAGCAGTAGAGAACTCAATCAAATTAGTAGATCGAGAAATTGAGATGACTAAGATTCAGAACGATTATGAAGCAAAATTAGCTCAAGTAGAAGCAGACAAAGAAGTTAAATTGCAGCAAATCAATGAAGATAAGAAATCAAGATGGATTGATCGAATAGTAGATATGGGTAAATTTGCTGTCGGATTGGCTGTAACAGCAGCAGTATCTATATTTGCATACAAGCAAGAGCAAGAAGGCAATATTGTAACTACTCAGCAAGGAAGACGAGAAACAAAAGGAATTTCGGTAATGGATTTCTTACATCGCAAGAAATAGAGACAATCAAAGTCTCTTTTCTTTTATATTTCGCGACTTAAACATTGTGTTTTATGCAGAGAACAAGGAGGTAAAATTATGAAATTTAACAAAGAAACTCTGAAACAAACAGTAAAGAAAGGATATGTAAAAGGCAAAACATTAATGGTTAAAGCCGGTGACAAAATTTTCGAACACAGTGAAGATATTAAAAATACTACAAGTATTTTAGCAGCAGAACTTACTATAGCTGGTATTTACTATATTGTTGGAAGAAACAAAGGTAGATGTGAAGGGTATAGAAAAGGATATGATGTAGGGTATGACGTAGGAATGAGTAAAGTTGTAGATTCACTAAACGGATATGTTAATGGGATGGATGCAGAAACTTACAATACTGTTGTAGAGTATGACAAAAATAGGCATGATCCTATGTTTAAATGCAATCAGAAATAGAGACAATCAAAGTCTCTTTTCTTTTATATTCGTGATTTTTACATTTCCTATAATGGAAAGAGAGGTAAATCACATGATTTTATTTAGTTTGTTATTAATAGTAACAGTATTAGCAACATTTATTGCGTTACTTATATTTAGTATAGGAGGAACAATTGCAGTAATTTTCGGTGCTGATATTATTATAGCGATATTTATTATTTGGTGGTTATTCGTCAGATCGAGAAAGAAATAGGCAAGGAGTTAACAGCTTCTTGTCTTTTCTTTTTAGATATATTTAAAGGAGGACATAAAATGCGAAAGATTAATTGGGGAACAGTATTATCTGTTGTTGGATTCGTATGTAGTTTAGCAGCGGATTATATTTCAAGCAAAGATTTAGACAAACAAATTGATGCTCGTATCGAAGCAAAGACAAAAGAACAGAAATAAGAGGAGGATATTCATATGAAAATCAATTTTAAAAGTGGAATGAATACACTTAAAACCAAAGCAAGTAAAAACAAACCAACTATATTTACAGTGGTTGGAATTGTAGGTATTGGAGTGACTGTATATACTGCGGTTAAGGCAACACCAAAAGCATTGGAAATTAAAGCTGAAAAAGAGGCTGAAAAATACAATGAAATTGCCAAGGATCATACACCTACACCTGAAGAATGCAAATTAACAGTCGTAGAACAAGTAAAAGCTACTTGGCGTTTATATTTACCATCAGTGGTTAGTGGAATTGCATCTATTACATGTTTTATTGGTGCAAATAGTATTAGTAGTAAACGTATTGCAACAATGACAACTGCTTATCAGTTATCAGAAACAGCTTATAATCGCTATAAACAAGAAGTAGTAAAGACTATTGGCGAAGAAAAAGCTAAAACTATCCAATCAAATGTGAATCAGCAAGTATTGAATGAAAATCCAGCATCAACAAAAGAAGTTATATTTACTTCTAGTGGGGATACTCTTATTTATGAACCTTTATCAGGAAGATATTTCAAATCAGATCCAGATAAGATTAAGAATGCAGTTAATCAATTAAATCACAATAGACTTAATGATATGGATGCAACTATTGAGGTCAATGATTTCTTTGAAGCAGTGCAATTAGGTACTACTGATTTAGGAGCAATGATGGGATGGTATCTAGAAGATGGCTTATTGGATGTAGATTTTGATGCAAAAGTGGCAGATGATGGTAAAACACCTTGTTTAGTAGTTGAATATTGTAAGGATCCGGAGCCATTACTATTCAAAAGATAATTCGCGAAAAATTCAAGCCCTGTAATGGAAAACATTAGAAATGGAGGAACTTACAATGAACGAAACTAATGTAGAACAATTGAATCAAGATCTTATGGAAGATCAAAACACTTATGAAGAAGAGGTTTATGACCAAACTTCAGAACCAGAAAGCAAATCTGGATCGAATGTGATTGGATATTTAGCAGCAATGGCAGTCGGAGGATTACTCGTAAAAGGATACGAGAAAATCACAGACAAATTTGTTGATAAAGACAAGAAACAGGAGAAGAAGGAAGCTAGAAAGGCGAAGAGGCAGGAAAAGAAACGTGCTAAACTTCAAAAGCAGATTGAGAAAGACACTAAGAAACTAGGTGCAATTGACGCAGAGTTTAGTGAGATTGAAGAATCGGAAACTAATGACAAAGAGGCGGAGTAGCTAACAAGCTATTTCCCTTTTTGTTTTATATTTTCATATAGAAGGAGAACAAGATGAGCAACGAAAAAGAAAGACCTAAATTACAGAAAGTTATCAAAGGAAATGCTGGTGTAAAAAAGCAAAGTAATATTGGTAAAATTGCAGGAAACATGATTACTGATAATATTGAAGGAGCAAAGAATCATATTATTTATGATATTTTGATTCCAAGTGCTAAGAGTTTTGTACTTGAATCAGTTAAATCAATTCTAGGTATTGGTGGACAGCCAGGAATGGGTTATAGAAATCCATCTCAAACTGTTACATATAACAGACCTAGTTATATAAATTATTCAAATGCATATAATACTCAAAGAGTAAATGCAGCGCCTTTGAATCAAGGAATTCAGTATGATAATTTGGTTGTTAACTCAAAAGCAGAAGCAGATGATGTATTAGCAGCCTTGAATGATGCTATTGGAAGATATGGATTAGTTACAGTAGGTAATTTATATCAGTTAGTAGGAAGAGCTGATTATCCATATGTATATGACAACTATGGATGGATGAATATTGCAAGTGCATATCCAGTAGCAAATTTAGACGGAACTTGGTCATTTAAGTTACCAAGAGCAGTGCCAATTCAATAATAGGAGGATTTATATTTATGAAAATTAATTTTAATAGTATTGCTAATTCAGCAAAAAGTGCATTAAGTACAACAAAATTTAAAGTAGATTGCAAGAAACCTGAAATCTTAATCGTAGCAGGTATTGCAGCAGGAATTGCATCAACAATTGTAGCAGTTAAAGCAACTCCAAAAGCTTTAGAAATTAAACAAAAAGCAGAAGAAGATTTAGCTGTAGTTCAAGAATGTTTAGAAGATGAAACTAAACCTGAATACACAGAAGAAGATGCTAAGAATGATATTCGTATCATTAATACACAAAAATATGTAGGATTTATTAAAGTTTATGCTCCATCAATCATTGCAGGTGGATTAGCTATTGTAAGTATTTTAGGATCTCATAATATTATGATAAAACGTAATACAGCATTAGCAGCCGCAGCAACAGTAGCAGAACAAGCATTTAAAGAATATCGTGAGCGTGTTGTAGATAAATTTGGAGAAGAAACTGAAAGAGATTTATATTATGGTGTTGAAGAAGAAACAATTGAAGAAACTACTGTAAATAAAAAAGGTAAAGAAAAGAAAGTACAGAAGAAGGTTAAAAAGATTGATTCAAATAAGTTAAATGAATATTCTAAAATCTTCGATGAAACTAATCAGTCTTGGGTAAATGATGCATCTCATAATTTAGTATTCTTAAAGCAACAACAAAGTTATTGGAATGATATTTTAAGAACTAGAGGATATGTATTCTTAAATGAAGTATATGAATCTTTAGGATTTGCTAAAACTATTGCTGGTCAAGAAATGGGATGGGTTTATGATAAGAAAGATCCAAACTGTGATACATGTATTGACTTTGATATTTTCGATTTATTGGATCCAAACAAGCGATATTTCATTAATGGATTAGAAAAGAGCATTATCTTAAACTTTAATGTAGATTCTAAACCAATTCGTTATGCTTTAGTAAAGAAAGGATTAATGGCAAATGCATAGAACAATTACAAATATATTTATGTTAGCAGTTGGAGCCGCAATTGGTTCCACTGCAACATGGGTATATTCTCAAAAGAAATATTCTCAATTAATTCAGTCTGAAATTGAGAAAACAAAAGAATATTACTCAGATAAAGAATCTGATAAACCTGAAGAACCTGATATTCAGGATCCAGAAGAAGAAAAACAATTAGAAGAAGAACAGAAAAAAGCAGTGCAAACTAGTGCTGATATTATTAACCAATCTGGATATGACATGAATTCATATTCTGATTACACTCGATTTTCAAAGCCTAAAGAAGAACATCCAGAAACAGTACAAAAGAATTTAGAAACATTCGGATCAGATGAAAACTTTCCAGTAGTAATTGCTCCTGAATCATATGGTGAGATTGAAGATTATGCAACTCACGAATACACATATTTCAAAGATGGTGTAGTTGTAGATGATGATGGAGATGTAATTGATCCAGAGAAAGTTCGAAGTATGTTAGGAATTGATTTTGCTAGCCATATTGGTGATTTTGAAGCAGATGCAGTTCATATTCAGAATGATTTGATGAAAACATATTTCGAAATTCTAGCAGAACCATATGACTACAATGATTAATGATTTACAGCAGGATGTAATTAATGAATATTTCGAGTGGCTTTACCATATTGTATGTAGTAGTGAATATTATGACGTAGTCTCTTATAGGAAATTATTTATATATTTGTTAGATAGAGAATTTATCTACTATTACGATATGGATAAAAATAGAGCAATGGATGGTATTAGTCTAAGGTATAGATTTGGTCAAGAGATCGGATGTAATAGAGATTTAATTCAAGATACTTTAGATAATTGTCCTTGCAGTGTGTTAGAAATGATGGTTGCCTTAGCGTTAGATATTGAGGAACAGATTATGTCTGACCCTATATTTGGCGACCGTACAGCTCAATGGTTTTGGTCAATGATGGTTAGCTTAGGAATCAGCAACCAAACAGATGATAAATTTAATGAATCGGTAGTAGGAAAGAAGATCACTAAATTCATGACTCATCAATATTTGAGGAATGGAAAAGGTGGTCTTTTTACTATCCATTCAGATGATTATGATATGACAAGTCATGAAATCTGGGATCAAGCATTGAGATATATTAATGAATTTATTGGAAATTAGAAAGGAAGATAACATGATTGATTTCTTAATGATATCATCCAAACTTACTAATAAAGGTGTGTATGAAATTACTCCAAACTTTCGTACATATCCAAAGAGTAAGGATCTAATGATTCGTGGTGGCGATTTTTATGCTATTTGGATCGAAGAAAAACATATTTGGTCCACTGACGAAGAGGATGCATTAATGTTAATCGATCAAGAACTGGATAAATACGCCAAAGAACATTTCAGAGACACTGATAGTGTCTCTGTTTTATATTTGCAGAATTCAACTAATGGAATGATAGATAAATGGCACAAATTTTGTCAAAAGCAGTTAAGAGATAACTTCCATAACTTGAATGAAACATTGATATTTTCAAACATGGAAGCAAAGAAGGAAGATTATGCAAGTAAACATCTGAATTATCCGTTAGAAAAAGGAGACATTTCAGCTTGGGATACTTTGATCTCTACTTTATATTCTCAAGAAGAACGAGACAAGATTGAATGGTGTATTGGATCAATTGTAAATGGTGATTCAAGAGATTTACAAAAATTTGCTGTACTTTATGGTTCAGCAGGTACAGGTAAATCTACAATCTTAAATGTTATTCAAAAACTGTTTGAAGGATATTTTTGTGTATTTGATGCGCGGTCAATTGGATCGGCAAACAACCAATTCTCATTAGAACCATTTAAAGCTAATCCATTAGTTGGTATTCAGCATGACGGTGATTTAAGTAGAATCGAAGATAACACTAAGTTAAATAGTTTAGTTTCTCATGAAGCAATGCCAGTAAATGAGAAGAACAAATCTATATATACTAACAGTTTCAAATGTTTCTTATTTATTGGTACCAACAAACCAGTAAAGATTACAGATGCGAAGTCAGGTTTATTAAGACGTTTGATTGATATTTCTCCATCCGGTGAAAGACTTAAGTCAAGAGAATACAATCGAATCATGAAAGAAATAGACTTTGAATTAGGTGCTATTGCTTGGCATTGTAAAGAGGTTTATGAGAATGATATTCATAAATACGATGATTATAAGCCTTTAAACATGTTGGATGCGTCAAATGACTTCTATAACTTTGTAGCTGACTCTTACAGGACATTTGAAGAAGAGAATGGTGTTAGTTTGGTTAGAGCTTGGGAGATGTATAAAGAGTATTGCGATGATGCGAATGTTCAATATCCATTTTCTAAGCGCATATTTAAACAGGAATTGAAAAATTATTTTAATGAATTTAAGGAACGTCATACTTTAGAAGACGGTTCAAGGGTAAGGAATTATTATTTAGATTTCGATACTTCAAAGTTTGAGTCTAAAACATATTCTACACCAAAAGAAAAAGAAGAAGATCCTTTGATTGAATTCAAAGAGATTGATTCTATATTTGATAAGACATGTTGCGATTATGAAGCCCAATATGCCAATGATTCTGGAACTCCTAAAAGCAAATGGGAGAACTGTAAAACAAAGTTAAAAGATATTGATACTCATGAACTACATTATGTAAAAGTGCCTGAGAATCATATTGTAATTGACTTTGATATTCCAGGAGAAGATGGCAAAAAGAACTTCGATTTAAACTTAATTGAAGCAAGTAAGTGGCCGAAAACATATGCTGAGCTTAGTAAGAGTGGAGCAGGTATACATTTACATTATATTTACAAAGGTGATCCTGCCAAGCTAAGCAGGGTATATAAAGACCATGTGGAAATTAAAGTATTCGCTGGTAATAGCTCACTAAGACGTAAATTAAGTAAATGCAATGATATTCCAATTGCAACAATCAGTTCTGGGCTTCCTTTAAAGGGAGAAAAGAAAATGATTAATTTCAATGCAGTAACAAACGAAAAAACGATTCGGTCAGGCATTAAGAAGAATCTAAACAAAGAAGTACATCCAGGAACTAAGCCTAGTATTGACTTTATATTTAAGATTCTAGAAGATGCTTATCAAGAAGGTGTTAAATATGATGTTACAGATTTGATGAATTCAGTTATTGCATTTGCAGCTGGAAGCACTCATCATGCTCAATATTGTATGAATTTAGTTAGCAAGATGCACTTCAAGTCTGAGGAAGCATCTGAAAATTGTGAGGATAAGAATGCAAGTTTGGTCTTCTATGATGTAGAAGTATTTCCAAACTTGTTTTTAATTAACTGGAAAATGCGTGGCAAAGATAAACCAGTAGTTAGAATGATTAATCCTACCCCAAGTGAAGTAGAAGACTTGATGCAATTTAACTTAATCGGATTTAACTGTCGTAAGTATGATAATCATATGCTTTATGCTCGTATGATTGGATATTCTAATGAACAGCTATTCGATTTGAGTCAAAAGATTGTTGAACATAAAGGTGGTGCAAATCCATTCTTTGGCGAAGCTTACAATATTTCATATACAGATGTTTATGATTTTTGTAGTAAGAAACAGTCTCTTAAGAAATGGGAGATTGAGTTAGGTATTCACCATAAAGAACTTGGATTACCTTGGGATCAACCTGTACCAGAAGAAAAATGGGAACAAGTAGCTGAGTATTGTGACAATGATGTTATTGCCACTGAAGCAGTATTTGAAGCAAGACAAGCGGACTTTAATGCTAGAAAGATGCTAGTTAAGTTAGTTGAAGCTGTTCATGGTATTAAGATGTCAGTCAATGATACAACAAACACACTATCAACTAAATTGATATTTGGTAAGAACAAGTTTCCACAAGGTGAATTTAACTGGAGAGATTTAAGTAAACCAGTAAGTCCAGATAGATATGATGAATACAGAGCTAAATTTGGCCCGGACTATAATTTCAGAATTTGGAATGAGAATGGTCTGCCTTTATATGAAAGTTATACTCCTGGAAGTGAATTGCCAAAAGGATATAGCATTTTACCATTCTTCAAAGGCTACAAATACGAGAATAGAGTATCTACATATTTGGATGAGACTATTGGAGAAGGTGGTCGTGTATATTCTGAACCTGGTATTTATGGAGATGTATGGGATGGAGATGTCTCAAGTATGCATCCTCATAGTGCCATCTTTGAAATGATATTTGGACCAGTGTACACTAAACGATTCATTGATATTGTAAAGGCTCGTGTGGCAATTAAGCATAAAGACTTTGCTGCAATTGAAGACATGTTGGATGGTGTATTAGTTCAATTCGTAGAGGATCCAAATATTGAAACAAAAGACTTAGCACAGGCATTAAAGATTGTTATTAATAGTATTTATGGATTAACAAGTGCGGCGTTTGTGAACCCATTTAGAGATCCTAATAATATTGACAATATTGTTGCTAAACGTGGTGCATTATTTATGACATTGCTTAAACAAGAAGTGCAAAAACGTGGATTCAAAGTTTGCCATATTAAGACTGACTCAATCAAGATTCCAGATGCTACTGATGAAATTAAAGACTTTGTAGTTAAATTTGGTAGAGAGTATGGGTATGAATTTGAGACAGAAGCTATATTTGATAAGTATTGTTTAGTTAATGATGCTGTATATGTTGGAAAGCATAAAGGTGATGATGAAGATGGTAAATGGACTGCAACAGGTACACAATTCCAAGTACCATATGTATTCAAGACATTATTCACAAAAGAATCAATAGAGTTCAATGACATGTGTGAAACTAAACAGGTGTCAAAAGGAACTATTTATATTGATGCAAATGAAGATTTGCCAGATGTAACAATGTATGAAACTGAATTAGAAAAGCGTAAAAAAGGTGCTAAACGTCTAAATCCAGAATTAGAAAATTACTCGGATGAAGATTTGGTAAAAGCAATTCAAGAAGGACATAATTATATTTTCGTAGGACGTGTTGGAAGATTCTGTCCTATTAAACCTGGTCATGGCGGTGGTGTGTTGTACCGTGAACATGATGGTGGAAAGTATGATGCTGTTACAGGTACTAAAGGATATCGTTGGCTAGAATCTGAAGTAGTAAAAGACTTAGGAAAAGAGTCGGACATTGATGATAAGTATTACAGAAATTTAGTAGATGATGCTTTAGATGCAATTAGAAAATTTGGAGATGCTGAATGGTTTATATCTGATGCAGAATACAATGGCAACTCAAATATTAATTCAACACGACAAACATTTTAGAAAGACAGAGGTAAAGAAAAATGGAAGTAAAATTTGTAGGAAATAACTTAGTGGAATTCAATGATTGTAGAATTTGTTTCAGAAATTTTTCTGGAGTAGCAAGCAAATACAATCGTAGTGGCGATAGAAACTTCTCTATTGTAATTGATAGTGAAGAAGCGAAAAACTTGTTAGTAGAACGTGGATTCAATGTAAAAATTAAACCACCACGTGAAGAAGGAGATGCTCCATTCATGTATTTACAAGTTAAGTTTAAGTATGACAATAATGGACATGGACCTTCTTTATATTTAGAAAGTTTCGGTAATCGTGTGTTATTAGATGCAAATAGTGTAGGAACATTAGATCAGGTAGATATTGAGAACTGTTACTTTGATATTCGTGCATTTGACTGGGAAATGGATGGAGATACAGGAACAAGTGCTTGGTTAAATGGAGGTTTAGTAATCCAACGTACAGACCGCTTTGCTACAATGGGAATGGATAGATTCGGAGAGGCTCAATAGTCTCTCTTTTATATTTTAGATGAGGCAGGAAATGTTTAGATTATATGACTACCAAATTGACGCTATTAATAGATTACAGAACGGTTCTATATTATGCGGCGGGGTCGGAAGCGGTAAATCACTCACTGCTATTGGTTATTACTATTTACAACAAGGCGGATCGATTGCTTACCTAACTGGTGAAAAAGTTGTAAATATGAAGAAACCTAAAGATCTTTATATTATTACAACTGCAAGAAAACGAGATGACTTTGAATGGGAAGGTGAATTGCATCATTTCCTAATGAGTTCAAAGCCTGAAGAAAATTACTATAAAAACAAGATAGTAATTGATTCTTGGAATAACATTCAAAAATATAGAGATGTAGAAGATGCATTCTTTATATTTGATGAACAAAGAGTTGTAGGCTATGGAGCATGGGCAAAGGCATTCATAAAAATTGCACGGAGTAATGATTGGGTATTACTTTCTGCAACACCTGGAGATACTTGGCAAGACTACATGGCTGTATTTATTGCTAATGGATTCTATCGAAATAAGACTGAATTTGAGATTGAACATATTGTATATAATCCACATGTTAAGTTTAGGCAAGTACAAAGATATTTGAATACTGGTAGATTAATTAGGCTTAGAAACAGGATATTAGTAGACATGGATTTTAATCGAAAAACTCAAGCATTCCATGAAGATATTTACTGTAACTTTGATAAGCATTTATATCGTGATGTGATGAAAAAAAGATATGACCCTTTTGCTGAAGACTATACACCAATTGAGAATGTTAGTGCTCTTTGTTATATTCTGAGAAAGATTGTTAACTGTGACGCTGATAGACAAGTCAAGCTATTAGAGATCATAGAAGAACATCCAAAGAGTATTATATTTTACAATTTTAATTATGAGCTTGATATTTTAAGAAGCTTATTTGAGTTTGATGATTCTATTGAAGTTGCTGAATGGAATGGTCATAAACATCAACCAATACCTACAGGAGAACGATGGGTATATTTAGTTCAGTACACATCTGGCTGTGAAGGTTGGAATTGCATAACTACAGACACAATTATATTTTTCAGTCAAAACTACTCATATAAAGTAATGGAACAAGCATCCGGACGAATTGATAGACTGAATACTCCATACATGTATTTATATTATTACCATCTTAAAGCTCGCTCAGGTATCGACAATGGTATTGAGAGAGCACTTAAGCAGAAGAAGAAATTCAATGAAGGTAAGTTCATGAAATGGTGACCTTTGTAGACGCGAAATCTACAGACCCTTTAATGAAAAAGGAGGACTTGTATATGAACAAGAAAGAAGCATTAATTGCTGAAATGGCATGGCGCAAACTTAGAGCAGCCAATGATATTGGATGTAAAGTAGCATTAGACAAGGAGGTTATTAATGCATTGTTAATTGAGCATGACGAGTGCTTAAAGACTTTGAAAGAGGCTGGTAAGGCTTTAACGAAAGCTAATTGTATGATACTTGAATCTATGATTAGACAACTTGAAGAAGCTAAATAGCCTCTTCTTTTTATTTTACTCAAAGCAAAAGAGATTACAGGAGGATTTATATTTATGAAAAAATGGATTATGTATCCAAAAAACAAACCAAAAGAAAGTGGAAGATACTTGTGTACTTGTACTGATCCGGTGAAAACAGTTGAAGTATTATATTATGATTCGGAGAACGATGAATGGACTGATCTTGCAAGAGCTGAAGTATTTAGTAGATTTGAGGTAATGAGAAAGATTACAGACAAAAAATTGGGTAAGGAATATTACGAAATTCTTACTCATGATGAACAATGCTACAGAAAAGATGTTACCGCTTACACAAAACTACCTAAACCTTATGGACTTAAATTCAGTTTATGATATAATTGATGTAGGTTATATTTTTAAAGGAGAAGAGTTATGAAAAAATTATTAAAAGGTATAGGAGTTATATTATTAGTAATTGTCGGTTTCTGTGTATTTACTAGTATCAAAGGAACTATTGCTGATAAGAAGGAAAAGAAAGAAGCTGCAGCAGAAACTTTTGAATGGCCGGATACTGATATTGCAAAAATGTTACCTAAACCAACTAGTAATAATGGTGAAATGATTAGCGAAGGTGAAAATCATATTAATTTAGATGTGTATGATACAAAAGACGCATATAAAAATTATATTAAGAAATGTAAGAAAAAAGGATTCGATGTGGATCATAATTCTTCAGATGACATGTATAGTGCTAAGAATAAAGATGGATATTCATTAGATATTATGTATTTTGAAGAAGGCAATTCTAAACCGGAATACTATTCAGTATATATTAGTGAACCAAAGAAAGAAGAATCAGCGGAGCAAACAGATCAACCTGCTGAACAAACTACTAAACAAACAACAACTCCTACAGTTAGCTTCAAAGAAACAATGGATAGCTATGAAAAATCAATTAATGATTATGTAGAATTCATGAAGAAGTACGAAGAATCAGATGATCAAGCATCTATGATTAACGACTACACTGCTTTAATGAATCAATACACTGATACTATGAACAAATTAAATAGTATAGACAAAAATAGTTTATCAGCTTCGGATCTAGCTTATTACAATGAAGTAAACGGTCGCATCTTACAAAAACTTACAGAAATTCAATAGTTTATATTTTAGAAACTTATAGGTCTCTTAACTTAATTGTTAGGAGGCCTTTTTATTTTGGAGGAAATTATGAAAAATTTATTTGATATTATGCTTTGTTTATTAATTATTTTATTGGTATTAATTACACCTTATATCGGACTATGCTTATTCATCAAAGTATTGTCTTGGTGCTTTGGATTTATTTTCTCATGGAGAGCTGTATTAGGTGTTTATATTTTAGCAGCAATGATTCTTTCGATTAAAGTTACGATTTCAAAGGAGGACTAATTATGAAAAAAGATATTCCATTTTGGCATTCATTTAGAGGTGAAGGGCTAAGAAAACTAGGTTTTAAATTTGTTGATTCTGATTCAGATGAAACAGGAGAAGTACTTACTTTTAAAAACAATAAGATGTATGTCAATCCTATTAAATTAGTAGTAGATACTCAAACTGGTGGGTTTGCATTATATGAGTGTTCTGGTGTTAGTTATAGACCAATGGAAGTAGAGATTCCAGTATTAGCAGCTATTCTGGATTTATATTCTGAATTAGGTTTAATGAATGGTGTTTACAATGAACTACATAGAATTCATTTAGAGGATTAGTTATGGAGACTAGTCCTCTTTTATATTTGTTAGAACTTTATGCGGAACAAGAAGGTCTAACTATTCAAGAAGTAACAATTAAGGAGAAGAAAAATGAAGGAACAAATTAATCGTACAAAACATGCAGAAGAATTATTTGCAGCAGCTGGCTTTAGCAAACAAAAAATGAGAGGTCAAATTTGGTTTGTCAGTTTGAAATTTAGTATTGGCTTTGATCTAATCATGAAGGAAGTGTTAATTAGAGATTCTAATACCCCAAGATTTGAGAAGTATAATATTATTGATATTCCTACATTAAAGGCTATTAATGCAATGGTATATGAATCGGGTTGGTATAAGAATGAGCCGAGCAAATAACAACAATTGTATAGTTTCAGAGAAGACATGTGAGTGGTGTGGTAAAACTTTTAGCTTTACTGGTATGCGCTCACAATACCTTTTCAAACATGCTTATAGAGAAGGAACTGTATATTTTTGTTGCGAGTCTTGTATGAGGAAATACGAGGAAGCAAGGAAAGAGTTAATGAATAACAAGAGGAAAAATAGATATGCGATCAAAAAGTAAGTTTGTCGACTTGGTTGAGGAATGCCGTGTCAAGTTTCAGGAAAGTTATGAAGAAGAATTTGGTGGAAATGCAAAGGTCATTACTGTGTTTAGTAAAGCTAATACGGTGGTGACCTTTTATATTTCTGTTCGAGGCGAATATAGACATTTTGAGGATGCATTGAGATTCACTATAAATCAAGATTTAACAATGAAGAATTACGCAATGTCATACGCAAGAACATACCATAAAGAAATTAAAGAACGTGAATGGAGGACAAAGAAATGAGTAACGAAGAATATTGGATGATTCATGTGGTTTATGAGAAGAGAGAAGAATTTAGACGAAAACACATATTGTTGGCATATCCTACTCGCAAACCACCGCATGATGGTATTTGCTTTGAATATCCTGACGTAATAGCAATGAATGTGCTAGATGAGAAACAAAAGCGTGGAAGATTAATTGTAGGAGGACTAAAAAATGAGTAATGAAGAATACTGGATGATTCATGAGATGGGAGAAGCCATTTTAGGATCTGACGACCATTTTTGCGGAAATATGAGATATGAGAAAGATAAGTTGTTAAAGGATCAGTTAGTAGTATCTAAACGACTTATGGCTCTTGCTTATATTTCATTAATGGATGTGTTAGATGATAAACAGAAACGTGGAAGATTAATCGTAGGAGGCAAAGTAAGTGAGTAATGAAGATTATTGGGAATATCACGAAATGAAAGAAGCTAGTTCTGGAACTGACGAACATTTTTGTGGTTATATGGGTTACAAGAAAGATGATTACCCAGAAGCATTTTTAGATGTAGAAAGAGTATTGGTTTATCGTTCTTCTATTTTAGGAATACATTTTCTAGATATACTTTATAAAGAATATGGGCCGACTTACATGCATGTTTTATACAAATAGGAGGTAAAAGAAAATGAATAAAAAGTTAGATAATAGAGATGGATTATGGCGCATTAAAAATTCACATTACGGAGTTAATCCAGTATATGGTAAGGATAATTTAAAGAACACTTTTTTAGGTATGATTACTAAAGTTGTATTTAATGATCCAGCTACTATTGTGTTTTGGAACGATGGAAGTAAAACTGTTGTTAAGTGTAATCCAGAAGATAAATTCGATCCTGAGAAGGGTCTTGCTATTGCTTGTATGAAGAAATTATTTGGGAACAAGGGATATTACAATGATATTTTCAGAAAGTGGTTGCCTGAAGAGGAAGATGAAAAGTCATTATATCCAAAACATCCAGATGATGTACTTGATGCGATGAGATTCTCTGCAGCTAGCATTGTTGCGAATAATGTATTCAAAAATACAGTAAAGCAAGCAGCGTCAAGAGAAGCCGATAAGTTTTATAACAAATTAATCTATGGAACTGAAGAAGGACCAGCTAAAAAAGTTAATTTCAAATATGTTCCTTCATCATTGTGGAGAGAATTTGAAAAACTGGCAGAACTAGCGAAAGAAAAAGAGGATGAGTAGATGTTTGATATTAATAAAGTGAATATTGAGGATTTTGATACATTAATGAAAGTATTTACTTCTGGTATTGCTAGTTATAGTTACGTCTTATTGGGTCCTCCTCATGACGATAAACCTGCTGTAGTAGATATTACTATTTGTGCTAATGAACGTAAATGTCTTTATGTAACAACACTAAGTAAAGATTCATTGGCTCAATTAGATAACAAGTTCCTTGGTTTCTATAGACTCCTTAATATTCCTGATCCAGAAATTGAATATAAGAAACGTAGATACTATTTATATTCTTAGGAGGACAAGTAGATGATTAAAAAGTTAGAAAATAGAGATGGATTTTGGTGCGCCCAAATTCCAGAACTTCATGATATTACTAAAAAGATAACTAAAGGAGATATTTTATCTTATCTAGACTATTTTCTTGATAACTATAGTAGAGGTTTACTTGAATACAAGATCGAGTTAATACAAAGCAATCAAGCTATACATATTGCATTACGCAGAGGTGATAAATGTTGGAGTCATTATGCTTCGGCTGATTTTTGTGAAGTAAATCTATTTGTTTATTTAGAAAATATTTTCTTGGAACTTTACAAAATGTTCGGTGTTCCAAATGCTGAAGAAGAATACAAGAAACGTAAATTGTTTTTACATATTTAGGAGAAATACAAATGAATAATGAAGAAATGGAAATTTACTATAAGAATAGAGGTCATGCAATTTATCCAGTTAAAGACCACAATATGGTTGGAAAGAATGCTACTTTAATCAGAAAGATGTTTAAAGATTTTACAGGAGTAATCTCTTATAGTTTGACTTTCAGACCAATACTTTATGATGCTCGTATAGATATTTGTATTGATCACATCAGTAAGCAAGCAGATTTTAGAACATCTAATACATACGTGGCCGACTTGAATGAACCAATGTTGATATCTAAAGTACTACTTTGGATGCATGATGCTTATCCACAAATTGGCAGCGATAAAAAGAAGTTCAACGAAGTATATTTGAAGTTTGTTAATTGGTATGAAGGTTTAGATAAAGACTGGTATGAAAAATTAAACCAGCAAGTGGAGGAAGACATGGCAAAAGAAAAAGCAAAATCTCAAGAAAAAGATATTATCAACCATCCTGAGCACTATACAAAGGGTGGAATTGAGGTTAGAGACTTCATTGACTCATGGCATTTGGACTTTAACTCAGGAAATGTCATCAAATATGTGGTTCGAGCACCTTATAAAGGTACTGAATTGCAAGATTTGAAGAAAGCACAGAACTATTTGAATCATTTAATTGAATTAAAAGAGAAAGAAGAGGCAAACAAATAATGGAATTTATGTTTTGTCTCTTTATTTTTATGTTATTTGGTCTTGTTGGGGTAATTATTTTATCTCAGCAAGACTTCGATGAGTTTGAGGAAGACTCTTGGGAAGAGGAAGAAGCAGAATCAGTTAGAAGGAGTATGTATCTTATGGATAATGATGAAAGAAAAGAAGTATATTTCGATAAATATTGTCATATGTGTGTAGCTTGTGACAAAAAAGAGGATGAAGAGCCTTGTTGTGATTGCTTGGAAGAGCCTATGAATTTATATTCTCACAAGCCTGTTAAGTTTAAAAGCAAGTTGGATGATGATTACACTTGGCCGGAGGATGTGAAATGATGCTTAAAATAATAGGATTTATATTTCTAGCTGTAATTTTTATATTAATTATTTGCGCTGCAAGTTATAACCATGACAAATGCTATTCTGAAATGGTAAAAAGAGGAATTGCAGCTAATGGAGTTTGTGGTGGATTAGTTGGTGGTACTAAAAATACTGGATATTTGCAAGAGATGTGTATAGACTGTCCATTCTGCCATTATACGAGGGGATAGTTTCAAATGATACCTGTATATTTAATATATGACAATAAAGGAAACTGTTATGGTGCATATCGTTCATTAAAAGAGGCAATAGTAGCAAAAGCAAGAATAGAAAATAATCTGCGTGAAAGAGATGAACTAAAAGATATTGAATTAGAAATAATATACAGTCGGTAAAGGAGGATACAGAATGTTTAAAGGAGAATACAGAGCGATTGATCTTGTTTACAATGGAAAGGCTACCAATTCTAATCAGGAGCCTTATGCCAAAGATTATATTATTGGCTCAGACTGCACATTTTGGCAGGTTCTAGATTATCTAGAACGGATTAAAAGTAATGGAGCTCATGGGTCTATGCAAATTACATATTTTGATTCAAATGGAAGAGAATGGGGAAGTCGTGATATTTTCAAATATGAAACTCACGCTGATATTAGTAACATGTTTAGTAATATTGTAAAGAATAGTCTAGTTCTAAAAGGACATATTTATGTTTATGACTCTGATGAAACTAGATGTGATTTTGACATTGATATTAGACGAGGTGATTTAGATGATTAAATGCAGTGACTGTATATTTAGTTCAACTGATCCGGGCTTTTGTATTTGTAGAAGATCTTATAAGGTTAGAGATCCTGAGAAATTACATTATTGTCGTAATTTTTGTGAGAAAAAGGGTGGAGGAACATCTAAAGATACTGCTGATATTTTAGGATTTATTAATAGAATAATTAAAGAAAGTGAGATTAATAGATGACTTTATATTTAGTACATGGAAATACTTGGTTTGAGGGCTATGGTTATGAAGAACATGTATTTGGAGTGTTTACTTCAAGAGAAAAAGCCGAGGAAGCTAAGATTGTAACAGAAAAAAGATTACAGGAAGAAAAAAGAATGATTGACGATCCGGAAGATGTTAAATTGGATATTTTAGAAGTAAAAGCAGATAAACTTATTGATGCATATTTAGGAGGTTACGTGGAATGATTTTTGTAATCAATAATCTTAAATATAACACCGATAAAATGGAATTGGTGTCAACAAAATGCAAATATTCATATCATAGTGAACTATTAGGTGTGCCAATGCATTATCTTGCTAAAAATGTACAGATATTTAAAAGTTTAAAAAATCATTGGCTTTTGGCATATAAAACAGACTATGAAAACTGTGCAAAAGCATTGTCTGAAGAAGAAGCTAAAAAATTTCTTATGCAATATGACCTGGAATCATATGAAAAATATTTTGGAGAATTGGAGGAAGCGTAAATGATTAAATTAGAACATGCGGTATTTGCTAGTCCCGAACAATTGATGTTTATTATTGAAGGAATGCGTAACCCTATGAATAGCTGGGATAAGAATGATAGTGAACGATGCGAAGATAAAGATAATTGTGATGCTTGTCTTAGAAAAATAGAATGTGACAATCATTATATTTCTAAGAAGGAACTTGTATTAGGTCCTAATGATGTAAACTTAATGAAGAACCTTGCTAAAGCTGGTACTGATCATCGTAAGTTTATGCGAATGATGCCTGTTTATGTTCGTATTACTGCACCTTTATATTGGTGGAAGGAATTCGATACATATAAGGTTGGGACTATAGCTAATAGTTGTAGTACTATGCATAAGATTGCTGAGAAAGAATTTACGCTGGAAGATTTTAGTCATGAGCATTTACTGAATATGGCTAATAATGATGCAGGAGATGCTCTTTTCCTTAATGACGTAAATAACATTAGGGTAGATGGTGATGATCTGCTTGGCTTAACGGTCAATATTCTTAATTATTACCGAGGAAGGTATATTAAAACAAAGGACAAGCGGTATTGGTGGCAGATGATTCAGTTGTTGCCTAGTAGCTATAACCAGACTCGTAATGTCATGTTGAATTATGAGGTGTTGGCTAATATTTACCATAGCAGAAATAATCATAAGTTAGATGAATGGAGATATCTCTGTAAATGGATTGAAGAGAAGGTTCCATATTCTTGGTTGATTACTGAAATTGATAAAGAAGGATATAAAATTATTGCAGATAATAAGGTGTATTTGAAATGTTAGTGTTTAAACCTTTATTTGAACATCCATGTTGCAATGCTAAAGGTGATGTATATGCTAAAGAACGTATATTAATAGTTAAATCGGGCACATTGGAAGATGCACTCTATGATATTTTGCAGTCTATTGAAGAATTTACTGGAATGGTAACTGTGAAGTTCTTTGAGAATGAGAATGGTAAATTATATGACACTATTAACGTTCCGATGTCTAATGATTTATTAAAGAAGTTCGATGAGAGTCAACTTGAAAGTTATGTGTCTAGAATTAAACTTATTCGTTACGTTGATGATGAAGAGCACATTGATATTCAGATTAATGTGATTAAGGAAATTTATGATGGGATGGATAGGCTTAATGAACTTTTAAATGAGAATAAATTAATTACGCGAAAATAACAATTAGTATTATGAGAAGAACACTCAGAAAAGACGAGAGTATAACATTGGGTAGGGTTATACAATACATTTAAAAAATGTATTATGTATAGATTAAAACTATGCATCAGCGCGCCGTTGGGTATAACGGACTATGTAAGAATACCAAGTCAAGAAGTAGTGGGCGGCGATATATACGCTTTCTTCTCTTTTTTTTGCAAGGAGGACTTGAGATTTATGCAGAATGATATTTTTAAGTACAGAGGAATTACTATTGAGGTGCCTGATACTAGAGCTATAGTTGATGGGGCTTTTATTTTGCGAGTTAGGAAAAAACTTGGAATGAGCCAGAAGGCTTTTGCTCGGATTTTAGTAACTGAACAGACTAATTTAAGTCGTTGGGAAAATGATAGACAACAAATGGGAACAGCTAATAGCAAGATTTTATATTTGTTAGACAAGAATCCAGACTTAATCTTTGAGTTGTATAACATTGTGGAGGACTGATATTTATGAATTTATCTACTTTAGCCTATGGCATTGCTGTGTATTTAGCAATAGGGATCGCAATCTACGGATATGAGGACATTATGAGAGATAAAAATATATATGACTATGTATTAGTGTTCTTAATATTTTGGCCAATAATATTAGTAGTAGCATTAGTACTTCAATTAATACATTTTATTAAAGCAATATTTAAAGGAGAGTATTGATATTTATGAGTGAAGCATTGATATTTATGAATAGAATCACGATAATTGATTGGGTATTTATTATTGGTGGGTATTTTCTATTAGGACTATTAATTAGCGCTATTATTGGGAGCTTTACGGATATGGAACTAGAAAATTATGTATTTGCATCATTGCTGTTTTGGCCGATTGTGCTATTAATAGGAGCCATATCTCAGTTAATTAATTTTGCTAAAGCTATGTTCAAAGGAGAGTATTGATATTTATGAATAGATTAAAAATATTGTGGAATAGGTTGTTTGAAATAAAAAGCCCTAGTTATTTGTGTATGGCAGCTTGCTGTACTTATCTTAATGTTCATAAGCCTACTGTAATCTATTCGGATGGATTGGTTAAGACTAGTAAGTGTAAATATTGTGGTAAGGAGATTACTCTCAGAGAGGATGGTAGTTGGAAGTGAGAATAATTAGCAAAAAACTCGCTGCTTATATTTTGAGTGTTATGGTTTTATGTGGCGGATGTGTAATGACAATTGAAGGAGAAATGAGAAATGAAGTATTACGAAATAATGAAAGAAATGGTGAGATCAGCTCAATGGGGAGCAGTGACGAGATTAATCCTGAGAACATTACTTCTGGGGTTTCTGTTAATGTACAGTTTAGCAAACATTTGGGTAGCAGCATCAGAACATTGGTTGCAAGCGGATGCGATGCTGAGAATAGGTGTTCTAGCAGTATGTGCGATAGTTGTGGTGAACATGCTTGTACTTGCTTGGAAGATGGGTATAAACGAATGGATGATATATCACTGTCTGATGAAACTTCTGAAGTCATTGCCGGAGGAAGCAATCAACAAATTTTGGGAGATACTTTTAGCCAATCAGAAGCAGTCTACGGAGCAGGAACAATTGAATCAAAAATCGTAGAAGCTTGTAATCGTTATGGAATTGACAGTTCTGTTGTGTTAGGAATTGCTAGATTAGAAACTGGGAACTTTACTTCATATGCATATCTTGTTGGGAACAATCCTGGAGGTATGAGTGTGAATGAGGTTCCCATTATTTATAGCAGTATTGAAGAAGGAGTTGAAGCTATGGTGAGTAATTTGGCTCATAATTACTTTGCTATTGGGCTGACAACACCTGAGTTAATTGGTCAAAAATACTGTCCAGTTAATCATAATTGGGCTTATTTAGTGCGAAATTTGATGTAAAATTTGCGGACACTTTTGCGGACACTTTTGTGTAAATGGACACTTTTGGACACTTTTTGTTCGAAAAATTTAGTTGAAAAATTGCTTTGTGGACACTTTTGGACACTTTTTTTGGCCAATTGGCCACTTTTATTTTAAAAGTGTCCACGACCCCGAAGTGCCAAAAACCCTTTAAATAAAGGCTTTTAGATGGTTCAAGGGTGCCTTGTGGCCAAAAACCCACTTTTTTTTATAATTTACTATAGAAAAAAATTTTATATATATAATATATATTTACGAAAAAAGTGTCCTTTTGACCAAAACGGTAAAAATCAGCAAAATGGAGCAAATTGTAGCGGCTTTTATATTTTTCAATCTTAAAGCGCGATATTTCCAGACCCTTTAATGGAAAATGTGTTTTTGAAAAGGAGGACAATTTTATGAAAGCAAAAACATTTTTGAAACAAGTAGGAACAACAGTAGGTGTGATTACAGCATTAGGAATTTTTGAAGCAGTTCAAATTGGTATGATAAAAGAGTTGTTTGATGAAAACGAAGAACTACACAAAGTGAATCGTGAAATACATGATAACAACATTATTTTGAAAACTAAATTAGGACTTAAAGAATTAGATACTGAAGACATTAAAAATGAGTTGGAAAAATTTGAAGAAGATGTTGAACAATCTGAAAATGATATTTCAGAACACGATGAAGCGGAGAGTTAACAAGCTCTCTTCTTTTTTTTTATATTTTCATAAAAATGTGATTCGCGAAAAAAACAAGCCCTTTTATAGGAAGAGAAAGAAATTTTTTCTTTTTACAAACTTTTTATATTTTTTTGGAGGCAAAAGAAAATGGCAAGCAAAAGCAAAAGGAGACTTGAGCGTGACTTTCAAGCAGGACTAATCAAAGAATTAAAAAATCGGTTTGATGGCTGTATCGTTACAAAGTTAGATTCGTCAATGATACAAGGCATTCCAGATTTATTAGTTCTTTACAAAGATAAGTGGGCAACACTCGAAGTGAAGAAAACAAGAAACTCACCTCATCGCCCGAACCAAGATTACTATGTTGAGAAGATGAACGAAATGTCATTCTCTCGATTTATATTTCCAGAGAATAAGGAGGACGTGTTAAATGAATTACAACGATCATTCGAATCTTAGTAACAAACATGCAACATTGAGCCCTAGTACTTTTCGTTGGGCATTTCAACCAGAAGGAACAGATATCGATAATTATATTTCAAATGTTTGGAGTAGAAGTTATGCTCAAGTAATTGGAACAGCATTACATGATATTGCGAGAAAACAGATTAAGACTAGAACAAAACTTAATAAGTTTACAAAGCAAGAAGTTTTAATGATGTTAACTGAAGATTACAGAATTCCACGTGCTGCTATTTCTTTAGGTATTGACTTTGATATGGCTTACGAGAATCTTACGTCTTATGTAAATGATGCAATCGGTTATTTGATGAATCCAGAACAAATTTTATATTATTCTATGAATTGTTTTGGAACAGCTGATGCTATTTCATTTAGAGATAATGTTTTAAGAATTCATGATTTAAAAACAGGAATTGGTGCAACACACATGGAGCAGTTAATTATATATGCTGCTCTTTTTTGTTTGGAGTACAAATACAAACCTGAGCAAATCAAGATCGAGTTAAGAATCTATCAAATGAATGAAATACAAATTGTGGAACCAGATCCTAATGATATTTCAGTTGTCATGAAAAATATTATTTATGCCGATGAAATCATTAATAAGATTATGACGGAGGTGTAAGTATATGTATTATGACAAGTATACTATTGACGACCTGTTATATATGGTCGAAAAATCAGGTAGCGTAAAAGACTATCTACAACATCATGGAGTAAGTATCAAAGATGGTGCTCCAGGTAGAGGATCAGGACGATATCCGTTAGGAAGTGGAGAGAATCCAAACCAACATGACTCAGGTGATTTCTTATCACGTGTTGAGGAATTGCGTAAGAAAGGCTTCAGTTACAAAGATGAAGACGGTAAGACTTATACAGGTGATGCAGCAATTTACAAGTCAATGGGTATTAGTAGTACTGAGTTCCGTAAAGAGTTATCTGCTGCAAAATACGAAAGACGTGTCGGTTATGTATTACAAGCAGAACAACTTTCAAAAGAAGGTAAAGGACCAACAGAGATTGGTAGAATTATGGGCGTATCTGAATCAACAGTGCGCTCCTTTTTAAACCCTTCCAGTAAAGCTAAGATGATGGTAGCACAAAACACTGCTGATTTCTTAGAAGACCAAATCAAGAAAAAAGAAATGATTGATGTTGGTAAAGGTGTTGAGAAAGAATTAGGTATTAGTAGAGAGAAGCTAGATGAAGCTTTATATTTACTAGAACGTAAAGGATATGGAGTTTATAGTGGCGGTATTACTCAGGCTACAAACCCAACTCAACAAACTACACAAAAAGTATTGTGTGCTCCTGGTATCGAGCATAAAGAAATCTATGATTTAGACAGAGTTAAATCTGTTACTGAATACACATCACATGATGATGGAAAGACTTATAGCAAATTTATATATCCTGAATCAATGGATTCTAAACGACTACAAATTCGTTATGCCGAAGATGGCGGACTACAAAAGGATGGATTGATTGAGATTCGTCGTGGAGTAAAAGATTTGTCATTAGGTAACGATAGAATTGCACAGGTTCGTATTTTAGTAGATGGATCACATTACCTAAAAGGTATGGCTGTATATTCTGATGGTAAAGACATGCCTGATGGAGTAGATGTTATATTTAATACTAATAAACACAAAGACAAGTCAAAGCTTGAAGTATTAAAAGAAGCTAAACCAGGTGATAACCCATTTGGATCTACTATTAAGTCTGCTGCCGAAGGTGGGCAAAGCTTCTGGTATGACGAGAATGGTAAGAGTCATTTGTCTTTAATTAATAAACGTGCTAGAGAAGGAGAATGGGGAGACTGGTCAGACAGCTTACCATCACAATTCTTATCTAAGCAACCATTAGCGCTAGCAGAGAAACAATTAAACTTAGCTAAATCATCTAAACAAGATGAGTATGCTGATATTATGGCATTAACTAACCCAACTATTAAGAAATATTTACTTAATAAGTTCTCTGATGAATGCGACTCTGCTGCGGTACATTTGAAAGCATCATCATTACCAGGACAAAAGTATCATGTAATCATACCTATTCCAAGTATGAAAGACAATGAGATCTATGCACCTCGTTATGAGAATGGTACAAAGTTAGCATTAGTTCGTTATCCTCATGGTGGTATCTTTGAGATTCCTATCTTAACAGTTAACAACACTCAAAAGGATGCTAAGAAAGTACTTGGTACTAGTATCATGGATGCTGTTGGTATCAACTCTAATGTAGCTGAACAGTTATCAGGTGCTGACTTTGATGGTGATACAGTAATGTGTATTCCAACACATAATGGCAAGGTCAAGATTAGTAATCGTAAACCATTTGATGAATTAAAGAACTTTGATCCTAAGATGGAGTATCCTGAAGTACCAGGAATGACATATATGAAAGACACAAAACGTGGTGTTGACAACACTCAAAGACAAATGGGTGAGATCTCTAACCTGATTACTGACATGACATTAGCTAATGCTAAGGATGAAGACTTGATCAAAGCTGTACGTCACTCAATGGTAGTAATTGATGCTGGTAAACATAAGCTAGATTATAAGAAGAGTGAGGTAGACAATGACATAGCTAGACTTAAACGTAAGTATCAGAATGGTAAAGGTGGTGCTGGTACTCTTATCTCTAGAGCTAAGGGACAGTATAGCGAATCAAGAACTGTTGGTAGTCCTACTATCAATACCAAACTTAAGTCTAATGGACAACCTAACCCATACTATGATCCAACAAGACCAGAAGGTGCTCTTATCTACAAGAAAGACCCTAATAGATGGTATCCTGAGAGATCATACAAGGATGGTATAACCACTATCAAGACAGTAGATGGTAAGAAGGTAAGCTATGACAGTAGGGATAAGGCCCAGTACGATAAGTATAACCCAACACCTCACCGTAATGAGGACGGAACAGTGTCATACACCAACCCAGACGGTACTATCCAGTATAAAGTCAAAGAAAGAACACAAAGAACTACAAAGATGGCTGCTACAGATGATGCATACTCACTATTATCAGATCATAAGCACCCAATGGAGGTTGTTTATGCTGATTATGCTAATAGCATGAAGGCATTGGCTAATGAGGCACGTAAAAGTATCGTTGCTACCGGTAACCTTAAGTATAGTAAGGAGGCCAAGGCTAAGTATGCTGATGAAGTCAAGTCATTGGAGCTAAAACTTAATGGCGCACTATTAAATGCACCTAAAGAGAGGGAGGCCCAACGTCGTGCTAATGTTGAGATCCAAGTTAAAAAGGCAGCTGATCCAAAGATGGCAAATAAAGACCTTAAAAAGATAAGTCAACAGGCTATTAGTAAGGCACGTGTAGACGTAGGCTCAGTCAAACGTAGAGATAGGAACATAGAGATCACTGATAAAGAATGGGAAGCCATTCAAGCAGGTGCTATTACTGAATCTACGTTACAAAAGATCTTAAACAACACAGATATAGATAGATTAAGAGAATTAGCAACGCCTAAACAAACAACTAAGCTAACAACAGCAAAAATTAATAGAATCAAGTTATTATCTTCTTCTGGTTATACAATTGCTGAGATTGCTAAATCATTAGGTATTTCTACATCTACTGTTTCTGAATACATGAAATGAAAGGAGAATGATTAATTATGCAACCAAGTTGTGCTTTAACTACAATTGACAATCCTTTCAATCCTTTTGAAGACTTTGATCAATGGTTTTTGTTTGACATTGACAAAGGTTATCAATGTTGTGAAAGAGTTGCAAAGTTTGCTAAAACAAATGCCAAAATGTCACAAAACGAAATCAATATTGAAGTTGAAAGAGCAATAAATGAGATTATTAAGTATGATTTTACTAATACTTTTACAAAAGTTTATGCAAAAGTCGATGAAAGTGCTCTTGATGACGAAATTTTAGACGAATTCGATGAAAATTTAGTTTAAACCCACTGTATTCTGATGTTAGGACCATAAGGGGGGTCTCTAAAAAAGCACCCCCTCCCTGCATCGGCGCGGTCTTTATATTTTCCCCGGAGGAAAATTTATATTTTACATTCTATACTCTTTGGACCTGCTTATGGACAATCAGCAATAATGATATTCTTTTACCTCAAGTCCTGTAATGTCTTTTGCTTTGATTAATAGTAATGCTTTTGCGAAGTTCTCCTTTAAATCAAACATGTCGAAAAACTAGTTCATAAGTAGGCGCAAAGAGTACAGAATGTATATTTGTTCTAATGAAAGGTGGTGTAATAGTGGCTAAGAAGAAGGTAACAAATGGTTCAGAAACTATTCAAAGAACTATGCCAGCACTTTCTGAGGAAGGTCAAGAGAAGAGAATGATTGCTGCAGCTACAAATTTAGCCTATGAGCAGATCATGAACGGAACCGCTTCATCCCAAGTCATTACTCATTACCTTAAATTAGGGACTGAGAAGTATAGATGTGAGATGGAGAAACTTAAAGCAGAGAACGAAATGCTTAAAGCTAAGACTGAAGCTATACAATCAGTTCAACGTATCGAAGAATTGTATAAGGATGCTATGGATGCTATGTCCTTATATTCTGGCGAAGCAGTGGAGAAGAAGAATGAGTAAGTCATATTTAGAACTAATGCAATTGCCAACATTCGAAGAACGATACGAATATTTAAAAACCAATAGTGCTGTAGGTGTGAGTACTTTTGGTGGAGCAAGATATTTAAATCAAAAGTTCTACAAATCAGATGCATGGAAGTCAGTGTGTCGTGACGTTATTTTACGAGACAAGAACTGTGATTTAGGAATAGAAGGTTTAGAAATCAAAGGACCAGTATATGTACATCATATCAATCCAATTACTAGACAAGATATTTTAGATCGTGCACCTTGCTTGTTAGATAAGAACAATCTTATTTGCACAAGCTTTAGAACACACCAAGCAATACATTATGGAGACATAGATCAAGCAAGAACAAAACTTGTTGAACGTGCACCCAATGATACATGTCCCTGGAAGAATGTAGGAAAGGATATTTTATGAGTGAGTATAACAAAGATAGTATTCTAGACATTACAAAGTGTGAATGCAATGTTGCTCCTGATGATGACAGCTTCGATACTGTCTTAATCACTTATATAAATTCTGTGATCTTTAATCTATCTCAAATAGGAGTCATTCCTTCGAGTACTTATACTGTAACTTCTAAAACTGATACTTGGACAGATCTAGGAGTTAGTGACGAAGTGTTAGGAGCTGTCAAGACATATTTGCCTAAGAAGGTTCATATGGATTTTGATGCACCTTCTTCAACAAACATGTATAACGCTTTAGATTCTTTAATCAAAGAACTCGAATGGCGACTTAATTTTCAGGTAGATTAGAAAGGAGCGATATTTATGTATAACATGGATTATTACGAAGTTCCTTATTTAATGCATCATGGAATTTTAGGTATGAAGTGGGGAGTAAGAAGATACCAAAACAAAGATGGATCACTTACACCTCGCGGACGTAAACGTTTAGAACAAATGGGATTAGATCCCGATAAGTATGGTTCTAAAACAAAATCAAAATCCTCAAAGTCAACAACTCCTAAACGTAAAACAGTTAAGAGTATGACTAATGAAGAGATCAAAGCTAAAACTGATCGAATTAATCTTGAAAACAATTACCGTGCTGCTCAAGAGAAATCTAAATCATACACTCAATCTAAAGAGGAGAAGAAATCAGCTCAAGTTCCAGTATCAGAACAGCCTAAAGTTGATCAAAGAAAAGACCACTCTGCTGCAGCGATGCTTAGAGAAAAATCTGTTAATTATATGACTAATGAAGAGTTAAAAGCTTATAACGACCGTAAAGGATTAGAAGCTACTTTTGCGTCATATAATCCTAAACAAGTTTCAAAAGGTAAAAAGTTTGCAATGGATACAAGTAAAATATTAGTAAAAGATATTCTTACTCCAATGGCAACAGAATTAGCAACAGATTATATTGGTAAGAAATTTCAAGAATATGCTAAAGAACATGAACTTGACTTTGATTACGCAGTATTTAAGAAGCAAAAAAACAACAACAATAATAATAAATAGGAGTATGTAGTATATGTTATCGAATACTGCTACTCCTTTTTATTATGGTCAATTCCGTGAAGCTGTTCTTAGAGGTGACGAACCTGTAAACCGTGAGATTTCAATGGAGATGAATAGGATTGATAGTCTTATTGCGAATCCAGGAGTATTTTACGATGAGGATGCTGTTAAGGGTTGGATCCAATATTGTGAAGGTGAAATGACTTTAACAGATGGATCAGACTTGCATATGCTAGATACTTTTAAACTTTGGGGTGAACAAGTATTTGGATGGTTTTATTTCATAGATCGAAGTGTGTATGTTCCTGATAAAGATGGTCATGGTGGACATTATGAGACTAAGACAATTAAGAAGAGATTAACAAACAAGCAATATTTGATTATCGGTCGTGGCGCCGCTAAGTCAGTCTATGATTCTTGTATTCAATCTTACTTCTTAAATGTTGACAAATCTACAACTCACCAAGTAACAACTGCTCCAACAATGAAACAAGCTGAAGAAGTTATGTCATTGTTTAGAACAGCAATTACTAGATCACGTGGTCCTTTGTTTAAATTCCTAACTGAAGGATCTTTACAGAATACAACTGGATCTAGATTAAATCGTCAGAAACTTGCATCTACAAAGAAGGGTGTCGAGAATTTCTTAACTGGATCATTACTTGAAATTCGTCCTATGAGTATTGATAAGCTTCAAGGATTACGTTGTAAGATTGCTACTGTTGATGAGTGGTTATCTGGAGATGTTAGAGAAGATGTTGTCGGTGCTATTGAACAGGGTGCTTCTAAAGTAGACGACTATCTTATAGTTGCTACCAGCTCAGAAGGAACTGTTCGCAATGGTAGTGGCGATACAATCAAAATGGAATTGATGAGCATCCTAAAAGGAGAGTACATCAATCCACATGTTTCAATCTGGTGGTACAAACTGGATTCTGTAGATGAGATTGCCTTCCCTGAAATGTGGAAGAAGGCTAACCCAAATCTAGGCAAGACTGTTACTTATGAGACTTACCAATTAGATGTAGAGAGAGCTGAGAAATCTCCGGCTGCTAGAAACGATATTTTAGCAAAACGTTTCGGATTACCAATGGAAGGTTATACATATTACTTTACATATGAAGAAACCATTCCACATAGTAAACGAGACTTCTGGCAATTACCTTGTTCTATGGGAGCTGACCTATCTCAAGGTAACGACTTCTGTGCATTCACTTTCTTATTTCCTTTGAAGAATGGACAATTCGGAGTGAAGACCAGAAACTATATTACTTCTACAACATTAAACAAACTTCCTATTGCTCTAAGATCCAAGTACGAGGAGTTCATGAAAGAAGGCAGCTTAATTGTATTAGAAGGCACAATTCTTGATCTAGAAGATGTGTATGATGATCTTGACAGGCACATTGAAGAAAGAGGATACGATGTACGATGCTTTGGATTTGACCCATATAATGCAAAATCGTTTGTAGAAAGATGGGCAAGAGAAAACGGTCCTTATGGAATCGAGAAAGTAATTCAAGGCGCTCGTACAGAATCAGTACCTTTAGGAGAACTTAAGAATTTAGCAGAGAGTAGACTTCTATTGTTTGATGAATCTCTTATGATGTTCACTATGGGTAACTGTATTACGTTAGAAGATACGAATGGTAACCGTAAGTTACTAAAGAAAAGGAACGATCAAAAGATAGATGCTGTTGCAGCGATGCTAGATGCATTTGTTGCATATAAGCTGAACAAAGATGCTTTTGAATGAGATATTTATGTATAACATGGATTATTACTATGGTAACTACAGTTCCGAGAATTATCTTAGACATTATGGTGTATTAGGTATGAAGTGGGGTGTTCATAGAGCTCTAAAAAGTTGGCATAATGCAACTGACAAAGCTAGTAAAGTACAGGCAGCTAATTCACTACAAAAACACCATAACAAGATAACGTCTAAAATTACAACATTAGATACTAAGACACAAAAGCTTGGAAAGAAGAAATTTAAGTACGAGACAAAGACTAAACCAAAAATTGCAAAGTATAGCACTAAGGCTATTAAATTAGAAAACAAAGCCTATAAGATGGGCGTTGGTAAAATGGAGAAAGCTAAGAAGCTAGAAGGTAAAGCTAGAAAGCTAGACAAGAAAGCAAGTAAGCTTGAACTTAAAGGTGCCAAGATGGATTCTAAAATTATTAAGACTAATGCAAAAAGAATGGTTTATAAACAGTACCTTAATAAAGTAGATGCTGTCCTTTTAAATGAAGGAAAGAAGTACGTCTCTGAGGTATTGAAGAAGAACTAGGAGGCAAATTCAAAATGGACTTACCAATGACTAGGAGTTTACAGCATGCCTTTACAAACTTCTTTAACAAAAGCCCTGTAGCTCCTATGTTTGGGGGTTACGCAAATAGACCTGATCGAGTAAAGCTTAGCAGAGGTAATGACAGATCAGTTGTTACTTCAGTCTATAACCGATTAGCTTTAGATGCTGCTGCTGTAAATATAAGACATGTAAAAACTGACAAAGACGGTAACTATTTAGAAGAGATAAACTCGGAATTGAACGATTGTCTTTCTTTAGATACTAACTTAGATCAAACAGCAACTGCATTTTTTCAGGATGTGTACATGTCTTTATTTGACGAGGGTGAAATCGCAATCGTACCTGTCAAAGCAGAAACGAATTCACTTCAAACCGAATTTTCTAAGATAAAGGAACTAAGAGTAGGGAAAATTAAACAGTGGTATCCTCACCATGTAAAAGTAGAACTTTACGATGAGGACCATATGCAAAAGAAAGAGATCATCTTACCAAAAAAGCTATGCGCTATTGTTGAGAATCCTTTCTATGCAGTGATGAATGAAGGTAATTCTACTGTGAAACGTCTTATTAGAAAGATGAACATGTTAGATTCAGTCGATGAACAAGCAAGCTCAGGTAAATTAGATTTAATCATTCAGTTACCTTATCTTGTCAAATCAGATGCACGCCGTAAGCAAGCTGAACAACGCCGTAAAGACATTGAAAATCAGTTAGCTGGTTCTAAATACGGTATTGCTTATACAGACGGAACAGAACACATTACACAGTTGAATAGATCATTAGACAACAATCTAATGAAACAGGTTGAGTACCTGACTAGTTTGATGTTCAGTCAGCTAGGTATTACTCAAGAGATCATGGATGGTACAGCTGATGAAAAGGTCATGACTAACTACTACAGTAGAACAATCTATCCTATTGTTAAGGCTGTTACTGACTCCATGAGAAGAACATTTCTTACAAAGACTGCCAGAACTCAAGGGCAATCTATTCAGTACTTCAGAGATCCATTCTTATTGGTCGGAGTTACTGACATTGCAGAACTAGCAGATAAATTTACAAGAAATGAGATTACAACGTCTAACGAGATTAGACAGAAAATTGGCTTTAAGCCTTCTTCTGATCCTAAAGCAGATCAGTTAATAAATAGTAACATCAGTCAGTCTAAACAAGATGTTCAAGCGAATGGATTTGGCGAGACAGATGAAGGAACACAAAGTGAGATGCGTGAACAAGCAAGATCATATTTAAGAAGACAACGAGAATAGCGAACCAGATTAAGAGATACAAACAACATTGATCCAATTCAAAATGATTGGGTCTTTTTTTTATGTCTTTTAGTTCACACAGAAAAGAAGGAGGAACACATGAAACCACAAAGTTACGATTTCGACGGTTGGGCAACCAAGAATGATGTGCAGTGTTCGGATGGAAGAATTATTCGTCATAACGCCTTTATCGACAATGACGGAGCACAAGTTCCTTTAGTTTGGAACCATATTCATAGCACTCCGAACAATGTTTTAGGACATGCATATTTAGAAAACCGTGATGAAGGCGTTTATGCGTATGGAACATTTAATGACACTGAAGCTGGACAAAATTCTAAGAAGCTAGTTCAGAACGGTGATATTACTGGTCTTTCAATCTACGCAAATCAACTAAAACAAAGCGGTCCAAACGTGACTCATGGATGCATTAGAGAAGTAAGTTTGGTTTATGCCACTGCTAACCCTGAAGCATATATCGAGAACGTTATTGCCCATGGTGACGACACACCATTAGAAGATGAAGCAATCATCTATTCAGGAGATCAAGAGTTATTGCACTCTGACTCTGATGAAGGAGACAAAAACATGGAAGAAAACGAAAAAAAAGAAGGAAAAACAATTGAAGACATCATTGACACAATGAGTGAAGAACAAAAGCAAGCAATGTATGCAATTGTTGGAGCTGCCTTAGAAGAAAAAGGTGAAAAAGGAGAAACAGCCGAACACTCAGATGACGATGACGAAACTTTACAACACAGTTATGAAGGAGGATACGACGATATGAAATTCAACGCTTTTGAAGGCGGAAACATGACTGGAAGCCAAGAATCAACTTTAAACACTTTATCACATTCAGAGACTGAAGCTATCTTCGAAGACGCTAAAAGAGGATCTTTGAAAGATGCTGTGTTAGCTCACGGTCAAGAATATGGTATTGAACACATCGATTACTTATTCCCAGATGCTCGTAATGTAACTAATCAACCTACATTCATCCAACGTGACATGGGATGGGTACAAGGTGTAATGAGCGGAGTAAGTCACTCGCCATTCTCACGTATTAAATCAGTATTTGCTGATATTACTGCAGATGCTGCACGTGCTAAAGGTTACATCAAAGGAAAATTAAAGAAGGAAGAAGTATTTACTTTATTAAAACGTACTACTACTCCTACAACTATCTATAAGAAACAAAAGATGGACCGCGATGACATCATTGATATCACTGATTTCGATGTAGTAGTTTGGATCAAAGCAGAAATGCGTATGATGTTAGACGAGGAAATTGCTCGTGCAATCTTAGTAGGTGATGGACGTTTAACTTCAGATGATGATCACATCAATGAAAACAATATTCGTCCAATCTGGAAAGATGCAGACTTGTATACAATTACGAAACGTATCACATTCGCTAAGGAAGCTACAGATGATGATAAAGCCAAAGAATTCATCAAAGCATGTATTAAAGCACGTAAAGATTACAAAGGTTCAGGTAATCCAACACTTTACACTACTGAAGACATCTTAACAGACTTATTGTTATTAACTGACTTGAATGGTCGTGACATGTATGACTCAGTAGAAAAATTAGCTACTAAGTTACGTGTTAGCAAAATCGTTACTGTACCAGTAATGGAAGGATTAACTCGTGAAGATGCAGGTACTACTTACAACTTGATGGGATTAATCGTTAACTTGTCAGACTACAAAGTTGGTGCTGATAAAGGTGGAGCAGTAAACTTATTCGACGACTTCGATATCGACTACAACCAACAGAAATACTTGATTGAAACTCGTTGCTCAGGTGCATTAGTTGTTCCTTATTCAGCAATTGCAGTTGAAAGTACTACTGCTGCAGCTTAGTAGGAGATTTCAAAATGGCAAAGTTTTATGGCACTGTGGGATTTGTTAAGACAGTTGAATCTACACCAGGTGTGTGGACTGAACAAATTGTAGAACGCAAATATTACGGAAATGTGATAAGCCGTACTCGCAGTCTTCAAAGTAATGGAGTCAATGACAATATTAACATTAGTGATGAGATTAGTATTGTTGCTGATCCGTTTGCTAATGAGAATTATTTTGCCATTCGATTCGTAGAATACATGGGAGCTAAATGGAAGGTACAAAGTATTTCTGTTCAGTTCCCACGTTTAAATTTATCACTTGGAGGATTATACAATGAGTAGAAGTAGATTAGAACTGCAAAAATATTTAGAGGATCTTTTGGGTAGTAGACAAGTTTACTTTCAACCCCCAGCTTCTATCCAAATGAAGTATCCAGCAATTGTATATTCTCTATCAAACATGAATAACATTCCAGCAAATAATGGTTCATATTTGGTGGATAAAACGTATGAATTAATCTTGATTGATAAGAATCCAGATAGTGTATTCCTAGACAAATTAATACAATCCCCCTTTTGTAGATTTTCTAGACCATACACTTCTGATAACTTAAATCACTTTGTATTCAACGTTACATTTTAATAGGAGGAAATCAAAATGGCTCAAACACAACGTTTAGTATGGGATCCAGTAGGAGAACATTTCTATGAAACAGGTACTGACCGCGGCGTTCTATTCGTTCGTGGCGATGATGGTTCTTATGGAGCAGGTGTGGCTTGGAACGGTTTAACAAGTGTAAACCAAAGTCCATCTGGTGCAGAATCAACACCTTTATACGCAAACAACAAGAAATACTTGAACTTGATTTCTGATGAAGATTTCGGTTTCACAATTGGTGCTTTCCAATCTCCAGAAGAATTCGATGCTTGTGATGGTCAAGCTGAATTAGCTAAAGGTGTTACCGCAAGTCAACAAGAACGTAAGACATTCGGTTTAGCTTACCGTACTTTAATCGGTAACGATACTAAAGGAACTAACTACGGTTACAAAATTCACTTAGTATACGGTGCTACTGCATCACCAAGTTCAAAGGAATACAAAACAGTTAACCAGGATAAAGAAGCAATGGAATTATCTTGGGAATGTACAACTATTCCTGTTGAAAGTGAAAAGCTTGATAAACCAACAGCTCACATTACTGTTGATAGCACTAAAGTTTCTAAGGAAAACTTAAAGAAATTAGAAGACTGTTTATACGGAAGTGAAACAGCTGCTGCTAAATTACCATCAATTGATGAATTAGTAGCAATGTTCCCAGAAGTATCTGCCTAATAGTCCTGAAGGGGCAAAAGTCACGTGATGACCAATGCCTCTTCTTTTTTAAATTTTAAATAGAGTAAAGGAGAACAATTATGTTAAAGAAAACAATTACTTATGAAGATTTTAATGGTGTAGAACGTAAAGAAGATTTCTACTTTAATTTATCAAAAGCTGAAATTATGGAAATGCAATTTGGTACTGTCGGTGGACTTGATGTAATGCTTAAGAAGATCATTGACGCTAAAGATGTTAAGTCAATCATGGATACATTTAAGATGTTGATCTTAAAAGCATATGGTATCAAATCGGATGATGGTAGACGTTTCATCAAATCAGAAGAAATTGCTAAAGAATTCGAACAAACAGAAGCTTATTCAATTCTTTACATGGAATTAGCATCTGATGATAACGCAGCTGCAGAATTTGTTAATGGTATTATTCCAAAAGATGTAGCTACTGAAGTTTCGAATCAAATGAAAGCTATTAACTAAGAAAACAACAAGGGAAATTATTTATGTTGACGATTGTAATACCAAGAAATGACGATATTTGGGATGAATCTAAACAGATGTTTATTACTAATCCTGGAGCAACATTACAGTTAGAGCACTCTTTAGTCTCCCTTTCAAAATGGGAGTCAAAATGGCATAAACCTTTCTTTCCAAAACATCAGAACGATCCGAAAGAAATTAAAACTACTGAAGAGACTCTCGACTATATACGTTGCATGACTATTAACAAGAATGTTGATCCGATAGTTTATAACTTTTTAACTCAGGAGAATGTAGATGCTATTAATGCTTATATTTCTGATCCAATGACAGCGACTAAGATTGATGATGGACCTGCCGTTGGTAATAAGAAGATTAATGGTGAGTATATTACTTCTGAGCTTATTTATTATTGGATGATAGCTCTTAATATTCCGGTCGAGTTTGAAAAATGGCATATCGAAAGATTACTTACTCTTATTCGCATATGTAATATTAAGAATCAACCTGAAAAGAAAATGAGTCGTGCAGAAACAATGGAACAACATCGTGCTATTAACGAGGCACGAAGAAGGGAAGCTCGATTGAGGGCACAAAAACGTTAGAAGGATTACTAGTATGCGAATTCGGATTACAACCAAAGGAGATTATGCAAAAGCTAGTAAATTTCTACAGGATTTGAGGTCTATCAAAGTTCATCATATTTTAGAGAAATGTGGTCAGATGGGTGTAGAAGCATTAGCTCAAGCAACTCCAGTAAAGACAGGTAAAACCGCTAGTTCGTGGTCTTATGACCTTTTGGAAACTAAGTCGGGCTATGAACTGATATTTAGTAATTCAAATTTTAATAAAGGTGTTCCTATTGCCGTAATTCTTCAGTATGGACACGGTACAGGAACAGGTGGCTGGGTAGAAGGAAGAGATTACATTAATCCAGCACTTCAACCAGTCTTCGACGAAATTGCAAAGACTGTATGGTTGGAGGTGACTAGACTATGAGTAAAGAAGTCGATGAACGAGTCGTCTCTCTGGAGTTTAATAATCAGAACTTTGAGAAGAACGTCTCACAATCAATGCGAACGATAGATAGTTTGAATAATAAACTTAATCTACCAGGTGCTTCCAGAGGTCTAGAAACAGTAAGTAAAGCAGCAAGTAATGTTGACCTTACATCACTATCCAATAGTGTATCAGCTTTGGAATACAGATTCTCAACTATGGGAATCGTAGGAGCCACTGCAATTAGCAATATTACGACTAAGTTAATGCAGTTCAGCTCTAAAACTTTAAATTTCTTAACTAATGGTATTGTGCAGGGTGGTATTGCACGTGCCATGAAAGTTGAGACAGCAAGATTTCAATTGAACGGTTTATTAAAAGATACCGCTGCAGTTGAAGATGTAATGAAGAATGTTAAAGCATCAGTGGATGGTACTGCATATTCTATGGATGCAGCTGCGAGTGTTGCTTCGCAGTTAGCTGCTTCAGGTATGCGTGCTGGAGATGATATGCTTAACTCTTTAAAGGCGGTAGCTGGTGTTGCTGCCATGACTAATAGTTCATATGAAGATATTGGTCGTATATTTACTCAAGTAGCTGGTCAAGGTCGTTTGATGGGCGATCAGTTATTACAATTCTCAGGTAGAGGGTTGAACGTTGCTTCTACATTAGCTGATTATTTAACTAAAGTTGGTAATGGAGCAAAAGTAACAGAAGCTCAAGTTCGTGACATGGTTTCAAAAGGAAAAATTGACTTTAATACATTCTCAAAAGCAATGAGCGATGCATTTAGTGAATCTGCATTCAAAGCTAATGAAACTGTAAACGGTACTTTCTCAAACATTAAGGCTGCTTTGGCTAAAATAGGTGAATCGTTTGTGGCGCCATTAGTAAAATCAAATGGTCCATTGGTAAATTTACTAAATGCTTTACGTGAGAAGGTAAATATAGTAAAGGATAAACTTGTTGGAAAAGATGGAATAGAAGGTCCTTTAACAAAAGCTGGTAATAAGGTTGGAGAGATTATTAATAAAGTAGCAGGAATTATCAAAGGTGATGGATTCAGCTTTACTAATAGTGCATGGGATCAACTATCTAATAAAATTACCGAAGCTGGAGTTCCTCTTGAAGAATTTCAAAATAAATTCAAACAAGTTGCAAAAGCTCATAACATTGATGTAGAAAAGATGATTGAAGAAACTGGTTCATTTGGATCAGCATTAACTAAGATCAAGAAACCTGGTAAGTTGGTTATCGAAACTTTAAAAGAGTTGTCTAAGAACTATCAACAAACTGGAACTGATCAGCAAAAGCTTCAAGAAAAGTTGTCATATTTACAAAAGATGGTTGATGAGACATGGCGTGGAGATTGGGGTAATCAACCTGTACGTCAAAAGTTAATGGAACAGGCAGGACATAATTACCAAGAGATTCAAGAACTTGTTAATAAGACTGTTGATAAGCATAGATTAACTCAAGCTGACTTAAATGAGGAAACTCTAAAAAGTTTAGGTTATACTGAAAAACAAATAGATTTACTAGGCGAATTAGCTAAAGAAGCTGAGAAGTCTGGTACATCAATGAATGAATTATTAGACTCTTTGAATAAACCTTCAAAGAGTTTTTTAATATTCGACACTTTTAGCAATGTAGTAAAAGGTGCTAAAACTGTTATTAAATCATTCAAAGATGCTTTAGAAGATGCTTTCACTCCTTTAGATAAAAACTCTTTTACATCTGTATTAGTATTCTTACATGACTTATCTGAACATTTCGTAATCAGTGATGAGAATGCCGAAAAACTAACACGAACATTTAAAGGTCTATTCGCAGTTATTGACTTAATTGGATTAGTGTTCAGAAACACTTTTGGAGCAGCTTTCCAATTAGCATCTAAAGTAGTTCTAGCTGTAGCCGATGCTTTAGGAATTACTTGCGATAGTTTATTAGATTTCACTGCTGTTGTTGGAGACGGACTTGTAGCACTTAGAGATTGGTGCAAAGAACATGATGCAATAGGTAAAGCTATTAGCGGATTAGCAAATATTATTGCTGATGTAATTGTAAAAGTCATAGAGTTTGTAAAAGCTATTTGGCAAATCCCAGCTGTACAAAATACAGTAATAGGATTCTTTAAATCTCTTGAAGAGGGTATAAAGAAAGTCAAAGAAATCTTTGATAAAATTCACGAACCAGTTAAGAAATTCATTGATTATATGAAATTATTAGCGGATTCAGGCCAATTAGATTGGTCAGCATTAACTAAAAATTTCAGTTTAATGATGGATGAAATTGCTCGTAGTTTTGGCCAGAAAGACTGGAATTCAGTAGGACAAAATATTGCAGCCGGTATAGCACAAGGAATTAAGAATTTTACAAATAATGCAGTTAATACCGCAGTACAAATGGCTAAAAATTTATTCGATAAGATCTGTACTTTCTTCGATATTCACTCTCCATCAAAGAAGATGGAATGGGTCGGAGAAATGACGATGCAAGGTTTTATTAATGGACTTAAAAATGCATTTGGCGATGTTACTGGAACAGCACAACAAATTGTTGATAAGTTTATGGAAATCTTTAACAAATTAACTCTTAACGACTTGTTAATTGGTGGAGGTTTAATTGTAGGTATTAGTGCTTTTTATAAGATTTCAAAATCAGTTACTCAATTAATTGATTCTTTATCTGGACCAATGAATGCTGTAACCGGTGTTCTTAAATCAGTATCAGGTTTAATAGATAGTGTAAAAAGTTCAATTAATATGGTTGCCGATGGTTTCGCTACCTTGATGAAAGCAAATGCCACAAAAATTAAGTCAGAAGCATTACTAAATGTTGCAAAAGCTATTGTTGCACTTGCAGGTGCTTTAATTGCATTAAGTATGGTTAACGCAGATAAATTAAAGGTAGCATGTGCCGCACTTGTTACAGTAACGGCGGCATTAGCTGGGTTAGCGTATGTAACATCTAAGGTTGGTGATGTTCAAGATTTCGGTAAAATTTCTGTATTCTTAATCTCTATGGGTGCTGCATTAACATTAATGGCTAGTGCTATAAAGAAGGTTTCTAAGATCGAACCGTCCACAATGATACCTGCAGTTGCTGCTTTAGCAGGTTTAATGGTAGTTATGGGTTTATTAGCTATCGCACTTGCTCAATTCGGAAGTAATGAGTATTCTTCAGAATTCGATAAGGCAGGAAAAATGTTTATAGAGATGGGCATAGCATTAAAATTAATGGCTAGTGCTATTAAGACTTTATCTAAAATAGATCAAACATCTATGACTACTGCCGCAGCTGTACTTTCTGGAATTGCAATATTAATGACATTAATGGCAACGGTTTTAGGTAGTAATAAAGTAGATGCTGCCAAAATTGATTCAGCAGGAAATACATTCATGAAGATGGCTGTTTCTCTTGCAATCATAGCAATAGCAATAAAAATGATTTCAGGTCTATCTCCTGAAGATTGTATTAAAGGTGTTACTACACTTGGTGCTGTTGGTATTTTATTTACGGCATATGCTAAATGTATCTCTACATTTAAAGGAGAAGTACAAGATGCTGGTTCAATGCTTATGAAAATGGCAGTTGCTATCGGCATTATGGCTTTAACAATTAGACTTATAAGTGGACTAAGTGTTGGTGAAATTACTAAAGGCATTGTTACTATTGCTTTATTTGAAGCACTTTGCGTAGCATTAGTAGCTGTTTCAAAATACTCTGGAGAGCATGCATCAAAAGCAGGATCAATGCTTATGAAAATGTCTATTGCTATCGGCATTATGGCTTTAACAATTAGACTTATAAGCGGACTAAGTGTTGGTGAAATTGTTAAAGGAGTTACAGTTATAGCTTTATTCGAAGGACTTTGTGTAGCACTTATAGCTGTATCTAAATTTGCAGGTCAGTATGCTGATAAAGCTGGAACAATGCTATTAAAAGTAGCAGCAGCAATTGGAATACTAGTATTGGTTATTCGTTTGCTTTCTGATTTAGAAATGAGTGACATTGTTAAAGGTATTGCAGTTATTGGAGCAGTTGGAGTTGTATTTGCATTACTGATAAACGTGTCACAATTTGCAGGCCGGTATGCTGATAGAGCAGGAACTATGCTTATGAAGATGACAGTACCTATTTTAGCATTGGCACTTGCTATCAGTCTATTAAGTGTAATGGACTCTAAGAAAGTGGCAGTCGCAGCAGCATCAATGTCAGCTGTAATGGGTATGTTTGCATTAATAGCTAAGATGGCTAGTATAGCTCCTAAAGGGTTAACTGGGTTGTTAGCTGTATCAGTAGTGGTTGCTGAACTAGCTGGAATTCTGTATTTACTTAATGGATTAGATTCTAAAAATGTTATAGCAACAGCAACTGGAATAAGTGTATTAATGTTATCTATGTCTGTAACAATGGGAATTATGGCATTGATGAAAGGCACAGCAACAGCTGCAATCCCGTCTTTAGTTACCGTATCAGCTGCCATGGTGATAGTGGCGGCATTAATAGGTGTAATGCAAGGCTTAGATATAGTTCCAACACTAGACACTATTAAGAATTTAAGTGCCATGATGCTTTCTTTATCTGCTATGTGTGTGCTTATGGCTGGTATTGGATTAATTTCTGCTCCTGCTTTAGTTGGAGTGAAATCATTCTTAGTTATTATAGGTGAACTAGCTGCATTTATGACTGCTATTGGTGCTTTAGTTTCTTTAATACCTCAATTAGAAACATTCTTAGATAAAGGTGTCGGAGTGCTGGATAAAATAGGAAGCGCTATTGGCTCATTCTTCGGAAATATTGTCGGAGGGTTCCTAGGTGGTGCAAGTTCAACACTTCCTGAAGTTGGTGTAAATCTATCGACATTCATGATTGCGGCACTACCATTCTTTAACGGACTATCTAAATTAGATTCAAATGTGGCAACTAATGCTGAAACATTAGCAAAAGCAATACTGGCATTAACTGGAAGCGGAGTTCTTAGTAGTCTAGTTGAGAAATTTACTGGAATAGATGGAATGGATGAAATGGCTGAAAGTTTACCTAAAATGGGTAAAGCATTAGCTGATTTCTCATCTGAGATTTCTGGGGATAAGATAGATTCTGCTGCAATTCAAAATGCTTCTAGTGCTTTACAGGCTTTTGCGCAATTAAGCAATAGTCTATCTGGATTTGATTTACTTGTTGAAAAGATTACAGGCATGAAGAAGTTAGATGATTTCTCAGGTCAATTAGGTAATCTAGCCACAGGGTTAGTGTCATTCCAAAAGAATCTTGGCGATACTCCATTGGATAGTGGACGAATAGAATCTGCAACATCAGCATTGCAATCTTTATCAGGCTTATCCGGATCGCTTGATAATATGACTTTAATTGTTGAAAAACTTACAGGTAAAGGTAAGCTAGACGATTTCTCTGGACAATTAGGAACACTTGCTACTGGATTAGCTGCTTATTGCAAAAATATTTCAAATACTAACTTTGATACCGAAAAAATAGATGCATCAATCGCTGCTGCCAAATCTCTTTCAGCATTATCTTCTTGTACTAGTACATTAGACCAATTTATTGGTTGGATTACTGGTAAAGGAAAGATTGATACTTTAGGAGATCAATTGCAGAATTTTGGAAAAGCATTAAAAGATTATTGTTCTTCTATTTCAGATGGCAAATTCGATGCTGAAAAAGTACAAGCTTCGGCTAGCGCTGCAAAAGCTTTAGCAGATTTAACAAATAGCATGCCTTCTGGTGATGATAAAACAATATCTATAACTCAATTTGCTGGTCAGATTGAAACATTAGGTACAAAATTAGCTTCTTATTGCAATAGTATTGCTGATGTTGATTTTGGTAATGTTAATAGTTCAGCAGATGCAATAAAGAAAATTGCAGAAGCATTAAAAGGTATGGGCGATGTTAGTTCAACAGCTGCTAAAACATTTGCTGATTCTGTAAACGCATTAGCAGGTGCCGATATCAAAGGATTTGTTTCTACATTTGAAGGAGTTGACACTTCTAAATTATCTTCTGTTGGAAAAGATATGATGACCGGTATAGCCTCTGGAATTAAAGGAGGAGCTGCATCAATCACTTCAGCTATTAAATCAGTAATGAGTTCAGCTGCTAACTCTGCAAAAGGTTCAACTTCGTCATTTAAAACAGTAGGATCTTCATTCTCTAAAGCATTAGCCTCTGGAATTAAATCTGGTGCAAGTGGAGCAAAGACTGCTGCCAGATCTATGGCTAAATCAGCAGCTTCAAGTGCTAAAGCTCGATCATCATCTTTTAGATCTGCAGGTTTGTCTTGTGCTGAGGGATTTGCTTCAGGTATAGCTGCTGGTCAAAGTCAAGCAATTGCTGCTGCAGTTAACATGGCTGCTGCTGCCTATGCTGCTGCTAAGAAAAAGTTAGATGTAAACTCACCATCTAAACTATTTCGTCGTATGGCAATCTGTGTTCCAGAGGGATTTGCTCAAGGTATTGTCAGAGGAACTAAGTATGTAATAGCTGCTTCTGAAAAGATGGCTAACACATCAATTGATACCACTGAAAATGCCTTAAATAAAATTGCAAGTCTTAACCTGGATTCTATTAACACAGATCCAACAATTAGACCAGTTGTAGATCTATCGAATGTCTCTGCTGGAGCGGATAAGATTGCTTCAATGCTTAATCTTAACCCATCTGTTGGACTTGCAGCTAACTTAGGAGCTATTAATTCAGCAATGAATAGTAGAAATCAAAATGACTCAAATCAAGATGTAATTAATGCATTAAGAGATGTAAAACGTGCAATCACTAAGTCTGCTAAACCTACATATAACATCAATGGTATTACATATGATGATGGTTCAAATGTATCTAATGCAGTAAGTGATTTAGTGCGTGCTGTAAAAATAGAAGGAAGAGTGTAATATGGCAAAAGTATCAAATTTAAAAGTGCAACTTCAAGCGGGTACTAGTAATACCGTATTCGCTTCCTGGGAATTTACGGATCCTGAGGCAAATTCAAGTTCTGGAGGAAGTGGAGGAAGTGGAGGAAGTGGTGGCTCTGTTTCTGTTGGAAGCTGGGTTAAAGTTAAATCTGGTTCAGTATGGTATAACGGAGCCGCTATTCCTTCGTTTGTTTATAATTACAAATGGAAAGTAATTGAAATAAATGGAAGTAGAGCTATAATTAATGATTCAGATACGGGAGGATTTCGTATAATGAGTCCAATTAATGTCGGCTATTTACAAGTAGCATAAGGAGGGATAAGATGTCAGGTAATAGAATTCCTGGTCATGGTGATCACTATGAAGTACGTTGGTGGTACATGGCTGGCGGTATCTGGTTTGATGGTGGTTCATCTTCTACAGATATAAATAATGCAACATACAATTATCCAACCAATGCTACTAGATTATGGGTTGAAGTAATACCAGTATCTAAAACTTATCAGGATGGTAATGGTAATACTCAATCATATTGGTCGAGTGAGTCAGTTCATACTGAGTTTTCTGTCTTAGAATTACCACCGTCTCAATTATCAGCTCCTTCTGTAGAAATTGAGAAATACAACTTAACTGCAAAGATTGAAAATATTACAGATGCTAAAGCTTCTTATGTAGAATTCGAAGTAGTAAAAGATGATGTAGTATTTAATGTTGGTCGAGTTGAAGTTAAAACAGCAAGAGCAATCTTTGTATGCCCTATTGATGCTGGCGGAAAGTACCGAGTTAGATGTAGAGCAATTAATGTCATCGGCGGTAAAGACATCGTTGGTGAATGGTCTCAATACTCAAGTGAAGCAGGCACAATTCCAGCTTCTCCAACGAATGTTAGGATCAGCATTGAATCAACTAAATCTGTTCGAGTATCTTGGGATGAATGTAGTACTGCAACTAGCTATAAAGTCGAATATGCTACTAATAAGTTATATTTCGATGCAAGTAGTGAAGTTAAGTCTGCAACATCAGAAACCAACTATTGCATTATTACTGGAATTGAGCAAGGTCATGAATATTATTTCCGTGTTCAAGCAGTGAATTCAAAAGGTAGTTCAAGTTGGAGTGATATTATCTATAAAATTGTAGGCACAAAACCAGAACCTCCAACAACATGGTCTTTAACTGCTTCTGCTATTATCGGTGATCCGATGACATTATATTGGACTCACAACTCCCAAGATGCATCAAAGCAGTATGAAGCCCAGATTGAATTAACTATTAATGGTAAAGCTAATATTATCACTTTAGATACTTCAAAAGAAGAGATTAAGGACAATGAAACTAAGATTTACACTTATGACTTAGACCTTTCAAAATACACTGAAGGAGCTGAGATACTATGGCGTGTTAGATCAAGAGGTGTGTCACTTGAATACTCTGATTGGTCAGTACAACGTAAGATTAATACTTATGCACCTCCAACAATTCAATTAGTAATTAATGGAGGTGTAAGTGTATTAGAAAAGTATCCATTTGAGATAGTTGCAAAAGCTGGCCCTAATACACAGAAAGCAATTAATTTTCATATATCTATTACAGCTGAATCAAGCTACAGAACTCAAGACATAACAGGTAAAGATATTATTGTTAATTATGGATCAACTATATTTAATAAAAATATCTCAGCAAAGGGTAATGACTTAATTTATTATCTATTACCTCAAGATTGTACATTAGAGAATAATGAGTCATATAAAATAACTGTTACTTCTTCAATGGATTCTGGATTAACTGCTACTGCTACAATGAATTTTACTGTACATTGGGAAGAAGCGATTTACTATCCAGATGCCAAAGTAGCTATTGATAGAAACTCTGTATCAGCTTATATTTCTCCAATCTGTAGAGATGCAGAAGGAACAATTGTTGAAGATGTTGTACTAAGTGTTTTTAGACGAGAATTTAATGGTACATTCACTGAAATTGCCTCAGACATTCCAAATTATGGCTCAGTATCTGTTACTGATCCACATCCCGGAATGGACTATGCTAGATATAGAATTGTTGCAAGAAGCAAGAATACAAATGTATTAAGTTATAGTGATATTGCGGCTTATAAGGTAAATGAACCGGGGATAATTATTCAGTGGGATGAAGAGTATGATTCTTTTGATTCTAATGGTAATTATAGTCCTGGAGTTCATAAGTATCGTGGTTCAATGGTCAGACTACCTTACAATACAGATACAAGTGAAAGTTCAGATGTGGATACAGAGCTTGTTGAGTACATTGGAAGAAAGAGTCCTGTTGCATACTTTGGAACACAACAAGGCGTTACTGGTAGTTGGACTTGTGACATTCCAAGAAGTGATAAAGATACAATCTATGCTCTTAGAAGATTACAAATTTGGATGGGCACAGTGTATGTTAGAGAGCAAAACGGTACTGGCTACAATGCCTTTATCAATGTTACATTCACTAACAAACATGATAGTCTTGTCATACCGGTAACATTAACAGTAAAACGAGTTGAAGGAGGGATTTAGTCATGCCTGATTTAAGTCTAGATGGCAATGTACAAGTTCAGAAGTATGAAGTTAATTGGCACGAGTCAATGCAGCAAACTTATGAATTTTATGTTGTTGACCCTTCGACTTGGAAAGATACTAAACAATTAACAGAGGTGGAATCTTGCTCAATCACTAGAGATGCTAGTGTTCAGACGTTAGGTTCTGCCTCTTTTGACGTTGGAGAAAGTTTGGATGAATGCTATGTAAGAGTGTATCTTGTAGTAATTCAAAATGGCTTTACTTCAAGGTTTCCATTAGGTACATATTTGTTACAGACTCCTTCTGCTGAGTTTAATGGTAAGCAAAAAAGATATTCTATTGATGCTTATACACCATTAATGGAGTTGAAAGAGTCTTACCCACCTATTGGATATTCTATTCTTAAAGATACAAAGATAATGCCATTAGCTAGTAATCTGTTTAGAGAACACATGAGAGCCCCAATCATCAATGCTAAGAGTGAAGAGAAGTTATATTCTAACTTCGTAGCTAATTTAGATGATACATGGCTCTCTTTTCTTTCTGATTTAGTGGCTAATGCAAAGTATGAGATTAAGCTGGATGAATTAGGTCAAGTTATATTTGAACCAATTGTTGCGGCTGAATCACTACAACCAGTTAAAGAATTTAATGATGATAACAGCTCAATTTTATTACCAACTTTAAAAGATGATAGAGACTTGTACGGTATTCCTAATGTGGTTGAGGTTGTATATTCTACTGACAAACTACATTTGCATTCTCGTGTTGTGAATGATGATCCAAATAGTCCTATATCTACAGTTGTTAGAGGAAGGGAAATTGTGCATAGAGATAGTAGTCCAAAATTTAGTGGCACTCCTACTCAAGCTATCATCGATTCTTACGCTGACCAATTGCTTAAGAGTTTGAGTTGTATGGAGCATACTGTTACATTTACTCATTCTTATTATCCAGTTCGTGTTGGTGATGCTGTGATGCTTAATTACAAAAGAGCAGGCTTAGAGAATGTCATTGCTAAGATTACTGCTCAAACAATCAAATGTGGTACTGGATGCTCTATTCAGGAAACTGCCACATATACTACTAAACTTTGGAGGTGAGAGAAATGGACTTAGATAGATCTTTATTAAAAGAATTCGCTAAAGTTGTAAATGATGTTGGCGATAAACCAGAACCAAAGCAATATGTTCATGGAACAGTTACTACAGGTGCTGGCAATACTAAGTGTGTTATGTTAGATGGTTCTGACATGTTAACTCCTATCTCTGAGGTTGTAAATGCTGAAGCTGGGGATAGAGTTTTAGTTAGTGTGAGTAACCATCAAGCTACTGTTATTGGTAATATTACATTTCCACCATCAGCAAGAAAAGAAGATCAAGCGATCAATAGCGCTAATGGTGCTTTAGAACAATCTAATCAAGCAATGGAGAAAGCTAAGGATGCACAGACAAAAGCTAGTAGTGCAATTACAGATTCCTCTGTTGCTTCTGCTCTTGCTAATGAGGCTAAAACTGAATCTGCTAAAGCTCAAGAAGCAGCTAATGCAGCAATTCAAAATGCTGATGAAGCTAAACAATTAGCTCAAGCAAGTAGTAATAAATCAGATGAAACACAGCAATTAGTGAATCAAGTTAAAGATTCTGTTACTGCTGCTAATAAAGATATTTCGGCATTGAAGACAGAAGTTAAGACTGCTAACGATAATATTGCTAGTGCTAATACTAAATTAGATACTCAAGCTGGTGAGATTGCTACAATCAAGGAAACATATTCTACAAAAGTTGAGACTGAGAATGCTAAAGCTGACTTAACTACTGAGATTAGTAAAAAAGTAGGAGAGTTACAGACATCAGTTGAAAAGAACTTTGCTACTAAGACTGAGAATGTTGCATTAGAGCAAAAACTTCAGACCCAGATTACTCAGAACGCAGGTGAGATATCTAGTACTGTAACTAAGGTTGAGAAACTTGAATCTGATACTACTGAGCAACAAAAGAACATTGATAAAGCTTTACAAGATGCACAGGCTGCTCAAACGGCTGCTGATAGTGCTAATACTGCTGCCAGTAATGCTAAAACTATTGCTGATACTGCTCAAAAAGCTGCTGATACAGCTACTGCTAATGCTGCTAGTGCTCAAAAGGCTGCTGACTTAGCAAATGAGAAAGTAACAGCTGCCGATAAGAATTTACAATCTGCTAAAACTGATTTAAAGGAAGCACAGGAAAACTTAAAAAATGTTACGAGTCGTGTTGATGCAACTGAGCAAGAGATCGCTGATGCTAAAGAAAAAGTCGATACCGCAAACACCAATGTTACTCAGGCTTTGAAAGATGTTGCTGAGGCTAATGCTTCTGCAAGTAAAGCTAATGAAGTTGCTTCAAAAGCACAAGGTGAGGCTACTGCTGCTAATTTAGCTGCTAGTGATGCGCAGACTAAGGCAGCTGATGCACAAAAAGTAGCAAATCAAGCTTCTGCAGATGCATTGAAAGCTCAAGATGATTTAGCAGCATTAACTAATCGTGTAACTAAAGCTGAAACAAATATTACTCAAAATAATGAAGCAATCACTGCTCAAGCTACTAAGATTACTGAAACTAGTAATAAGATTGATAGCGTAAAAGAAGATCTTGCTAACAACTATTATTCTAAAACCGAAACTGAGGCTAAGATTAAAGTAGCAACTGATGGAATTAAGCTTAGTGTATCAGAAACCTACATTACTAAAACTGAAGGTGAAAATATTACTAACGCTGCTAACAATGCTTTAAGCAATTCAACACAAGCGAAAAAAGACGCAGAGAGTGCATTAACAAAAGCTCAAGATATTGTAGATAAAGTGAACAGTGGTGAACTTGATGGTGAAGATGCGGTAATGCTTTACATTGATTCGAGTAATGGAACGACATTTAAGAACAGCGATGTCGCTACTATATTTACTGTAACTGTGTATGTAGGCGGAATAGCAATTACTGATTCTGCAAAACTTAAAGAAGTATTTGGGCAAGGTGCATATTTGCAATGGTTAATCAAGCGTTACGGAGAAACAGAATTCACTAAAATTCCATTAGATGATTCACGATTAAATGACAATGGATTTATGTTCACACTTAACGCAAAAGACATAAAATTTAAAGCAGTATTTAACTGTGAATTAAACATTTAGGAGGATTTCAAAATGGCAATCAAGGCAGTCAATCAGATTGACGTAATCGACTTAACGGATGGATATTCCGTTGTTTTAACAAATGATAATTATACATTCTTAGGCACTACTAGTGCTGTAAATGGTACACAGACAACTACTACACAGGTGATGGCATTATGTGGTAGTGAACAGGTTCCATGTACGGTAGGAACTATTACATGCCCTACAGGAATTTCAGCAGTTTCTGATGGTAAGACACCAATGCCAACAATTACTATCACTGCAACATCTGCATTAACTAAGAGTGGTACTATCACTATTCCTATCGTTGTCGATGGTGACATCACTATTAACAAAACTTTTAGTTACTCAATTGCATTTAAAGGTCAGACAGGTCAGAATGGTACAAGTGTTACTGTAAGTTCAACTTCTGTAACATACCAGGTCGGTACAAGTGGCACTACTAAGCCAACTGGAGAATGGAAAACTGAAGTACCTAATGTTGCAAACGGACAGTTCTTATGGACAAAGACAGTAGTAAAGTACTCTGATGGCAAATCAACAGAAGCCTACTCAGTCTCTTATAAGGGTACAAACGGTACAAATGGTTCAAACGGTACAAGTGTTACTGTAAGTTCAACTTCTGTAACATATCAAGCAGGCACAAGTGGCACTACTCCTCCAACAGGAACTTGGAGTCCTACGGTTCCTAATGTGGCAAATGGTCAATATCTATGGACAAAGACAGTAGTGAATTACTCAGATGGAAAGTCTACTGAATCATTTTCTGTATCTTACAAGGGTACAAATGGAATCAATGGAACAAATGGTAAGGACGCTATCACAATGGCAATTACATCAAGTGGTGGAACGATCTTTAAGAATACTGCCATTGCAACGACTTTAACTGCTCACGTTTATAAAGGCGGAGTTGAAGTAACTGGTTCTGCTTTATCTAGTTTAGGAACTATCAAATGGTATAAAGATGGAGGAACTACTGCAGTAGCAACTGGATCGACTTATACAATCAGTGCTGGTGACGTTTCGAACAAAGCTACATTTAGTGCTCAACTGGAGGGATAGATATGGCAGTTAAAGCAACGGCTTTAATTACATTAACTAGAGTAAATGACGGTGCAACTGGTCCTAAAGGTAACGATGGTAAAGGTATAAAGTCTACATCAGTTACTTATCAAGCTTGGGACAATGGTACAGACCCACCTCCATTAAATTCAGGATGGAAAACTACTCCGCCCAAAACATCTGCTTCAAAACCATATTTATGGACTAAAACTGTGTTAACTTATACAGATAATACGTCTAGTCCTCCTTCATATTCTGTTGGAAGTACTCCTGAAGGTGTGGAAGAAAAAGTTGATAAAAATATAAAAGACCAAATTGCAGCTTCCGAAAAAACAATTGAGCAACGATATCAATCTGCGATTGACGTTACTAAAGAAGATATTACTGCAACAATAACTAATGTAAAAAAAGAATTGGAAAATGGTGTTGCAACTTCAATTCAAGATATTTCAAATAAATTTTCTATAACTTCAGAAGGATTTAGCTCGATACAAACGACAATCGTTGGACTAGATTCTGCTATTAACGGAGTAAAAGCTGATCCTTCTGCTGGTAAAGAAGCACAACCAGGATTAAAGGAAATAATGAAATATATTTCTTGGGATGGAGACGATTTAACGTTAGGTAACACATCTCAACCATTTAAATGTAAGATATCGAGTTCAGAATTAGCATTTTACGAAAACCTAGAGAAGGTAGCTTGGATTTCAAACAAAGAATTATATATTTTAACGGCCATTATTGCTAAGTCAATAGGATGTGGAAATTTCCAATTTATTGATGAAGGCGATCTTGGCTTTTCTTTAAAATAGGGAGGTGGTTAAATGGCAAGTAATAGTGTTCAATTAGGATGCGCAAAAACTAGTTATAAATACACATTAAGTGTTGATTGGTCAGAAAGTGAACCTAATATTGCAAACAATACAACTAAGATTACGGCTAATGCCTCTTTAGGAGCTAGTAATGTTGGGTTTGATGCTTTATACGACTCTTATGCTTGTTATTTAAAGTTATATTGGCATGATAACAATAATGGGAAAGATGTTCTATTTGCTACTTCAACTGCATTTACTACATGCGGTATGGGATATGGAACTCGAACAGTGTCAGGTTCCATCACAGTAGGCCACAAATCAGATGGTAGTTTAAACGGTTATGTGTATGTTTGGTTTGAAGCACCAACAACTGCAGGTGGATGGTCTCCTAGTTCATCTACATGCTATACAGATTGGGTTGCATGTACTACTATAGCCCGTGCATCAACAATTACATCTGTAGTAAGTCCTACTGAATATTTAGGAGATGCTGTAACAGTTACAATAGATAGAAAATCTTCTGACTTTGTACATAATGTGCAATATAAATTTGAAGATAGTTCATGGATTATAGCATCGACAAATGCGACTACAAGTTGTACATTTACCCCTTCTAAAGATTTAGCACGATATATTCCTAAATCTGTTAATGGAAAGTTAGAAGTAAGTGTTGGAACGTTTAAAGGAAACACTCAAATTGGTGATTGGAAATATTATAGTATCACTCTGTGGGCTGCAGCTGACTGTAAACCATATATACATAGTTTTAACCTTGGACTGGATTCTAATGGTGCTCCTAGTGCTTTCAACAGTACCTATGTTCAAGGTACGTCTAAAGTAAAAGCTTCTATTGGTGATATTACTCAATCGTATGGCTCACCAATAAAAAGTTATAGAATTACTGGACCAGGATTAGATGTATACGAAAGAAGTGGAATATCAGATGTTTTATATTCTTTTGGAAAATTAACTTATACATGCATGGTAACTGATTATCGAGGAAGAAGCTCTTATTTAACAAATTATATTAACGTTGAAAAATATTATCCGCCTAATGTTTCTATAACAAAAGTAGTTAGATGCAATAGTGACGGTACCACTAATAGCCAAGGCAAATATTTGAGCGTAATTATTGATTATTCATGCGCTCCTATAAATAATTCTAATGGTAAATCAATTAATGAAATTGCAAGTAAGAGTTGTATATGCAATGGAGTTTCCGTGACATCATTTGCATCAGGTGCAGGATTCGTCATGGCTGCGAATTGTGATATTGGAAAACAATATACATTAACTGCTAGCGTAACTGATTTGTTTGGTAGAACGTCAACTGTAACGACAACTGTACCCACAGCATTCTGTATACTTAATGTCAACAAGACTAAAACAGGCTTAGCAATAGGTAAATACTCAGAAAAAGATGTTTTTGAAGTCGACATGTATAGCGAGTTTAATGATACACTTGTTGCTAAAAAGGGTATTACACAAGGATACGGCCGTCCGGAATCAATAAATACTTTTTATGGTGATGCTTCATTGAGGTATTTTTTAGCAACGAGAAACTGTAAAACTGGAAAACCTCCTACTGATTCTTGTGTACTGAATTTAGCATGGGATAATTCTAAATATGATAATCAGTTAGCCGTTGATAAAGATCGTATTTACACAAGAGCAGGAAGTGATGGTCAAGGAACTTGGTCTCCTTGGAAAACATATTTGCCAGTGGATGCAATGTTTCCGGTTGGTGCTATTTATCTTACTTGGAATGATAATAATCCTGGGAATTTCTTAGGCGGAACATGGGTTAGAATGGCAGAAGGTAGGGCACTGTTTGGTGTCGGTGTTTCTAAAGATTCAAACGGATTCTCGGCAAAGGTTAGTGAACACGAACAGTGGGGATACTGGAAACATAAAATAACTGTTGATGAAATGCCTCCTCATACCCACGATATCAAAATCCCAGTCGCTAAAACTTGGGGTGGTAACGGAGGTACTGCATACCAGCTAACTACAAATCATGATGAAACGCCTAGTTATCCTTATATACAAAATTCCGGTGGTGGAAAAGATTTTTATACTACTCCACCATATATAGGTATTTATGTTTGGCGCCGTACAGCTTAGAAAGGAATATTCAAAATGGTAAAAACACATGAAATTAATTTAAGTATTGAACTATTTAATTCATTCACAAATAGAAACTATATTATTCTAGACAACAGCGAACTAAATATTCAAAAGAATGATTATATTTTGTTCAGACAGACCATTTCTGCAAAGGGTGAGGAAGTGCCAACAGACCTTTTCAGAATGACTCAAGTACAAGATATTGTAGAAGATAGTGGCTTAAAAGAAGGCTATGTCTTAATTAATGTAACTAAGTTATAAAAAAAAACTAGCCGCGAGATTTGTTGGCTAATCACGGCTAGCCTAACCCAATTATTTAAAAATTAAAGCAAACAGAAAAGAGGAAATATTATGGAATTGAAAGACACTATTGAATTAATGAAATCCGAAGATTACAAAGATAGATTTAAAGCTGAATATTTTCAGGTAAGAGTCCGTTTAGATAAGCTTTGTGCCATGTATTCTCATATGAAGAATGGAACATTAGATTTTGAGCCAACATGTCCTATCGAGATTTATACTAAGCAATTAGATGCAATGGCTCAATACATTGATGTCTTAGAAAAACGTGCAGAACTTGAAGGTATTAACTTATACAAATAGGAGGTAATTGCAATGAACGTAATTCAAAATTTAGTAAGTCCTAGCTTATATTATTGTAAATGCCCTTTTGGCATGAACCCGACTCGTATTGTTGTTCATAACACTGCTAATGACGCTTCTGCTAGAAACGAAATTCAGTATATGATCAACAATCACAATGAAGTTTCATTCCACTATGCTGTTGATGACAAAGAAATTGTTCAAGGTATTCCTGAAAACAGAAACGCTTGGCATTCAGGAGATGGTGGAAATGGAGTAGGTAACAGACAAGGTATTGCTATTGAAATCTGTTACTCAAAGTCAGGTGGAGCAAAATTCGATGCTGCCGAAGTCTTAGCTGCTAAATTTATTGCATCTAAATTAAAAGAAAAAGGATGGGGAATTGCTCAAGTAACTAAGCATCAAGATTACAGCGCTAAATACTGTCCACACAGAACTCTAGATAAAGGATGGCAGAGATTCTTAAATATGGTTCAAGCAGAGTTAAATGCTCTAAATGGACAGTCTCAACCTACTGTTCAAAATGGAGCTTTAGAATCTTATAACGGTTTTGTAGAAATTACATATTCTGGAGCAGATGGTATTGTCTTACATACTCAAGCTTCTTGGGATGACTCAACAGCTGCAGGAACAGTCAAGAAGGGTGAAGTATTTACTGTTGTAGGACGTCAATTAGTTGATGGAGTTTACATGTACAAACTTAAATCTGGTAAATGGATTACATCAGCAAAAGAGTATGTATCATTTAGAACAGAATTACACGGCTCTACAACTCAACAAACTCAAGCCCCAAAGCCAGCTAAACCAACTTGCAAATATAGTGTAGGAACAAGAGTCTGCACTAATACTTTGTCAAATGACTCAGCTGGTTCAAAAGTATATAAAGGGGAATGGACAGGAAAGATCACAAGAGTCATTCCAGGAGCTAAGTTCCCATATTTATTAAATGGTGGAACAGGTTGGACAAACGATACTGGAATCGACACTGATCCAAATGTACCAAGATAG